GAAAGAACCGCCCGTACACGGTGAGGATCATCACGAACGACAGCACTGTGATGAACAGACTGCCCAGAATCGTGACGAGCCACAAAGGGATGCTGGCTAAGAAGCCGACATTTTCAATGGCAGCCTGCACCTCACCGGGCAGTGTGACCATCGCCTGCGAGATGCCGCCCATACCGGCCGCCATATCGGAAGGGCGTTCCTGCTATAGCATTGTTGACAGCGTTCTGGGCCTCACCCTGCAATTCCGCAATGGCGGCGTCGCGGGCACTGTTGGCGGCCGCATCAGCAGCCTCCTGCGTGGTGAAAGGACCAACCTGTCCATTGCGAGTGCCCGATGTTTTGGTAACGGCATAGTGCAGACTCCAGCTTGCGCCTGCATCGCCACCGTTTTTCTGGTAGTTGTCATCGGCGGTATGACCGCTGGTGGTCACAGTTTGCTTTCCGGCAGGGCTGATAGACCAGCTGCCGCCCTCGATGCTGCCGGATTTGGTTGCAGGTTCGATTTCAATCGTTGCACCGTCCACTTTTTCCAGCGTGGCAGCCTGAATCTTGTCGGTGCGCACACCGTAGGAAAAATCAAAACTGCCGCTGGCGGTCTGGGCGGGTGCCTCCCAGCTGGCATAGCATTCCTGCACAACAGGTTCCGGCTCAGGTTCCTCCTCACCGATTTCAGGACCAATCAGGGCAACGGTCTGCCACCCTGCGCGACCGGGATTATAGATGTAGGTGTAGTAACCGCGGGCAGAGGCGTAGGTTTCCACGCCGTTCAGCAGCTCGTCGGCAGAGGCAAGATAGATTTCCGCGGCGGTGCTTTCGAGAAAGTTTTCGATAATATACATCTGCACATCGTCATAAATTGACGCGCAGAAATTCAAAAGAGAGGTTTCTTCACCCTCATCAGCGGAAAAAACTGCGGGCAGATCGTCCGCATCGCTCAAAGCGAGCTGGTTCAAGCCGCCCCAGATGCGAATCTGGTTGCCGTAGTGGTCGCCGGGGATGCACTGGTCTGCACCAACCGTGGAAGTGTTCACATAGGTGTATGTCGGGCATCCCGCAGGCTGTCCGTTGGCACCGTGGGTGCAGCAGTAGGCGGGTTCGCCGTTGAACCAGATCAGCCAAGTGCCGTTGACCTTGGCAACCTTGGTGATCTTGCCACTGGTCACCGCAGGGGTGGGGCGCTCGGCAAAGGCGGCAATTTCGCTGTCGGGGAAAGGATACTCGGCAGTCGCATTACGGTCGATGGTCACCTGTAAGGTTTTTGTAAGGGCGCTGCCGTCCGGCGCGGTATAGACCAGCTGCGCGGTAAAATCCGCATCTGCCTGCACATACACGCCCATCACCGCAGCGGAAGTTTCGCTGTATTCGTTGTGTAGCAGGCTTTCTGTGTTTTCAACAGGTGCGCCGTAGTAGTCCAGCAGGGTCACACCGTCCGGCAGAACCAAATCAAGGGTACTGTCATCGGCGGGGTACTCCACCTGCGCCAGAATCGGCACAATGGCGTAGTCGGCATCTTCCAGCAAGGGCGCGGCCAGCGTTAAGTTGTCGCTGTCAAGCGCCTCGGCGTTGAGATAATTGGTTTGTTCCAAATCGGCATTCCACGCGCCAAGTCCGATTTTGGTTTCACCGGTCGCTACCGGCAAACCATAGCTGCCAAGGTAGGAGCCCGTGGGGGCGTCTGGCATATCCTGATACAAAACATCACCTGCAAAGGTGTAAGGCACTTTTTCTTCAGCAGGCTCATCCACAGTTGGTGCTGCGCTTTCCTCGGTAGCAGCACCGGGGTCAGGGCTGCTGGCATCGGTCTGCCCGTTGTCGGTTTCGGTTTCATCGGTCTGTTGCTCCTCAGCAGCGACGGTGCTTTCCTGCGGCGGGGGCGTTTCGGCAAACGCACCGACAGGTAAGTAAGTGCAGCACATCACGGCTGCCATGGCCAGCGCCAAAAGGCGATGGCTCCATTTTGTTTTTCGATTCATGGGTAACACCTCTTTTACCTTTCGGGGGCTGTTTTCTCGCGCTCCAGCTGACGCAGACGCGAAGTAAAAATATCAATCAACCCGGCATGAGATTGCAAATTGGCGTAATACGCCGCCTTGTCGTACCCATCCGCATTGATGTCTTTGATCTTTCGCACAGAATCCGCCCACCTTCGATTCTGCGGGGAAATTCGCGCATCCCCATCCCGCACTTGGATGGCTGCTGCAACAATATAGCGGGTGCGCTCTGCGCCGTATCCTGCCAATACCTGCTGCACAGCACCGTCATCTAAACACAAGCCGTTATAGTTGTAAGAAATGGCGTCGTCAATTTCATCGCGGCATTCCTCGTTCAGCTTCATGGAGGCGCGGTATTGCGGCAGTTCCTCGTGTTCGCGGGCGTATCGACCGGTCTGATAGTAAACAGGCGGCCAGTTCTTTTTCGTGCTTTCCATCAGGTTGATGTCGGCGCGGTCTGCTATGCACAAGGCCATAACATCCAGTGTATTGGTATCGCAATCGCGGTAGTCTTTGTAAATGTCCGCCAGCGGTGCTTGGGATTCCAACAAAGCGCGCAGCTGTGCAGGACGCAACGAAGCATTTTCGAGCGCGATCAGAATATCCTCGCGGGAGTTGTACTCATACGCGTGGTTCAGAATTTCTTCGGGCTGCTGTGCAATCAGCCACGCGCGGTATTCGTTTTGCTCCCGCTGCATTTTGTTGTACAGCTTAGCGACAAGGGGATCGTTTTTCACATTGCATCACCGTCCGTATTGTGCAGAATCCTTTCCCAGAAATTCCGCTTCTCAGGCTCGGAAAGACTTCGATAGGCGGTTTCAATCACCGCATTCACGACCTGTTCGGCGGCATCCTGCGCGATATGCAACTGTTTTGTCGCATTTTTCCCCATCGCAAGACGGTGCAGCAGATGCTCCAAAACTGTGATTTTTTAATTTTGCAGCGCGCTTTTTGTGCTTTCGTCTATGTCGAGCGCAGCAACAGGGGTATCGTATACGCTTTCCGGCACACGAAATACCAACTCGCTGCGTTCTCGATTGGGGGCAATGTCGTTCAGCACGACCATGCAGCCGTCTTGCTCGGCTTTTCTAAGTAAAGCTTCAATGTCCATAGAATTCCTCCAAATAAAAAAGCGCCCATCAATGTGAGCGCTCAGGTGCTGTGTTCAAGCCTAACAGAAATGAACTTCCTTGGTCAATATGCGTTATTCTTGTAGTGAATCCTGTTCCCGTGCATCAGTTGAATGTCACAACCCAATAAGTGTATTGCCCCTCTGCCGTTTGGCAGAACCAGCAGCCCACACCCATGCTGGTGAAGCTGGGTTCCATAATGTTGGCGTAGTGGGCGGGGCTGCCTTGCCAGCCGGTGCAAACGGCGCTGGCAGAACCCAGTAGACCGGCGGCGCAGATCTCGCTGCGGGTGGTCATGCCGCTGTGGTCAAAGGGCGCACCCGCCACAAAACTCTCGCACCGGGCATCGGCTGCGGCGCTCAAACCACTGTCCATTGTTAAGGGTGCCAGTCCACCGGCAGCGCGCATAGCGTTGATGTTTTCCTGCACCGCCCAATAAGCGGAATCGGAGCTGTCGATACTCCACCACTGTTCGGTGCCTGCCGCCAAATCAAAGGGCACAGCACCATAGCTCATACTGACCTGCGCCGGGGCAGGTTCTGCCGTCTGCGCTGCTGTGGGTTCCGGCGTAGGGGCAGGAGTCGGCGCGGGGTTAGCGGCAGGTGTTGCAGAGGGTGTCGGCGCGGGTGTTGCGGTCGGTTCCGGCGTAGCGGTGGGGGTTGCTGTGGGTGTGGCGGTCGGCTCAGCAGTTGAAATCGGTGCAGGTGTTTCTTCGGGTTCTGCGCTTTCGGATGTCACTGCCGACAGCTCCGTCAATTCAGCGGATTCTGGTTTCTGTTTCTGTGCGCAGGCTGTCAATGCGGACAGCATCACAAGCATTACGATCCATTTTTTCATCTTGAAAACTCCTTGCGGGGGCCATCTCTGACCCGGTTGCTTCTTCTTTCTTTCATAGTAAAACCTTCTACCTTTCTTGTCCACGCTGTCGATTGTCCGAACGACACTGTTGCTCTTCGTCCGGCACGGTATCCAGCACAATATCCTTTTCGTTCAGGTTCAAAAGCGCCTCCAGCTCGGCAAGGTGCTTGCTTTTTTCAGCCAGCTCGTCCGCCTGTGCAAAAGGCTGCGCAAGCTGTTCTTTGGCGTTTTCCAGCTGCTTTTGCAGCTGCACCAATTTGGATTCAAGGTCGGTAACGCTCTGCGGCAGGTTGTGCAGGCAGTTGTCCAGACGCATGGTGTTACCGACCGCATCCGCGCCAAGCTGCACCGGGTTGATGCCGCTGCCCACAAGATACGCCAGATACATTTTGTCCATGGCAAAATAGGCAATCTGCAAATCAAAGCCCTTGTACCGCCCAATGGAAACCGGCTCGGTGCGGTTCATCGCCATACCCAGCAAACCCAGCAGGGCTTTGCCTGCGTCCTCGCGCTTGGTGTAAACCGTGTCCATCAACGAGATGGCGAACACATCCTTGCCGTCCGCATCGCGCTTGGTGTTTTGCTGTAGCAACGCTGTGTCTGCTTTGGCGTTTTCCAGCTGCTGGGCGGTCTTGCGCATTTCTGCGGGGAACCCCTGTGTAATCGCATCTTCCAGCCGGTAATGCTCGTTGTTGTAGGCGGTTTTCAGGGTTTTGAGCCGCGCCACCTGAATATCCAGATCCATTTTCTCCTTAATCATCGGATTGCCCGCTGCCAGCGCCTTTACCTCGGCATAAGACAGCGCCGCATCGTCCAAATCATCCGCACTGCGGGCAGGACTTTTGCTGGTCATGACCTGCCCGATGAACTTCTGCTTGGTTTCCAAAAGCTGCCACATATAGCTGTCGAAGGAAGATTCTGTGACGTAACGATACTCATATACTTCGGCATTGGTGTTGCCCTGACGAATCATACGCCCGTTGCGCTGCTCAATGTCAGAGGGTTTCCACCCGCAGTCCAGATGATGCGTTGCCACAAGTAAGCGCTGCACATTGGTGCCCGCGCCCATCTTGCCGGTGCTGCCCATCAGCACACGCACATCACCGCTGCGCACTTTGGCAAACAGCTCGGCTTTTTTTACCTCGGTGTTGGCACTGTGGATAAACTGCACTTCGTTTTCGGGAATGCCCATGGAAATCAGCAGATTGCGCAAATCATCGTACACATTAAAGCCGTCCGGTTTCGGGGTGGATAAGTCACAAAACACTAACTGTGTCAATCTCTTGTCTTTCGTTTCACTCCAGATGCGGTACACATTCTCGGCACAGGCGTGGACTTTATCGTTGGGGTTTTCGGGCAGATTAGGGTCGATCAACCGCTGGTCCAGCGCCAGCTTTCTGCCGTCGTTGGTCACCTTGAGCATATTGTCCTCGGTGGGGTCTACATTTCCGGCGCGGATTTCCTCGGCGCGGTCGGCAAGGTCAGCCACCATCTGCTTTTGCTGGGGGCTGGGCGGCAGCGCCACATTGATGGGTTTGCCGCCCACTAATTTGGGCACCGGCAGGTTGAGCATATCCGCCGTCTGCACATCCGCCACCTGCTTGAACATACTCATCAATTCCGGCAGATTATAGAATTTGGAGAATCTCGTTTTTGTGCGGTAGCCTGTACCCTCCGGCGCAAGCTCCACGGCTGTCACGGTTTCCCCAAAGGTGGATGCCCACGCATCAAAGGAGGAAAGCCCGTGCTGCTCCAAGGTTTCCCGCTGCAAATACCGCTGCATCGTGTACAACTCTGCCATAGAGTTGCTGATGGGCGTACCTGTGGCAAACACCACGCCGCGGCTGCCGGTGATCTCGTCAAGGTAGCGGCATTTCATATATAGGTCGCTGGCGCGCTGACTCTCTGTTTGGCTGATACCGGCCACATTGCGCATTATGGAAAGCACCGCAAGATTCTTGAAAGCGTGGGCTTCGTCCACCATCAAGCTGTCCACGCCCAGCTGTTCAAAGGTCACCACATCATCCTTGCGGGATTGGTCGTTGAGCTTATCCAGCTTTTTCTCCAGCTGCTTGCGCATACGTTCCATCTGCTTGACGGTGAAGTTCTCGGCGCGTTCTTCTTTCAGCTGTGCCACTTGGTTGATCACATCGTGGATCTGGCTTTGCAGGTATTCGACCTGCCGTTCCTGTGACAGCGGGATGCGCTCAAACTGGCTGTGCCCGATCACGATGATGTCATAATTGCCGGTCGCGATTTTGGCGCAGAACCGTTTGCGGTTGGCTTTTTCAAAATCTGTCTTACGGGCTACAAGAATATTTGCGTTGGGGTACAGCTGCAAAGCCTCTCCGGCAAGCTGCTCGGTCAGGTGGTTGGGTACACAGATCAGGGTCTTGGAGCAAAGCCCAAGACGTTTCTTTTCCATCGCCGCAGCGACCATTTCGTAGGTTTTGCCGGCACCCACCACGTGCGCCAGCAGCGTATTGCCGCCATACAGAATGTGCGCAATGGCGTTTTTCTGGTGGGGGCGCAGCGTGATTTCAGGTGACATACCGTGAAACAGGATATGGCTGCCGTCGTATTCGCGGGGGCGCAGGGAGTTGAACCGTTCGTTGTATTCCTTTACCAGCATCTGGCGGCGGGTCGGGTCCTTCCAGATCCAGTCCTTGAAAGCGTCCTCGATCTGTTGCTGTTTCATCTGAGCTTCCTGCGTGGCAGCGGCGTTCAGCACCCGAATTTTGTTGCCCTGCATATCCTCTTTGGTGTCAAAGATGCGCACATCCCGCAGGTTCAGGCTTTCCTCCAAGATGTGGTAGAAGTTGGCGCGCTGTGTGCCGTAGGTCACGGTGGCTTTAATGTTGCCGCCCGTAAAGCTCTTGTTGGTCACATTCCAGACGCCGGTCAGCGGAATGTACAGCACCTTCACGCGGTCCCGCACATAGTAGGGCGCGTCCACCAGCTCATCGGCAAACTGCTTGATGAGTTCAGGTGCCAGCCAAGTGGCACCCAGACGCACGGCAATTTCGCTGGCCTCCAAGTCCTTCGGCTGCACGGTTTCCAGTGCCTGCACATTCACAGCAAAAGCGGGGTTGTTTTGTGCCGCCAGCTTTGCCACCTGCAATTTGTGGCGCACATCGCCGGAAAGATATTCATCGGCGGTATAGTAGCGCGGTTCACCATCAGAATTCTTTTCCAAGGGGTCGGCAAAGATAACGCCTTGCAGGTCGTTCACCAATGTATCTTTGTCCTTGCCGGTCAGCTGCTGCATATATCCAAAGTCGATGCCCGCGCGCTCACCGACACTCAGCGCCAGCGCCTCGCTGGCAGTTTCCACGCGCTCGGCAGGGCGGGCGGCGCGGATGGTGCGCTTTGAAAACATATCCGACTTGCCGATGAAATTACCCTCACTGTCGAGGTTTTCCAAGGAACACAGCAGAAAATATCCGCTGTCATCCCGCATATCCAGCGATGCGCCACGGCTGTTGATGAGCCCAAACTTATTGTGGTAGTAGTCGTACTGGCGGTTGAGTTTGGCTTGCAGCTCCGTAATGACTTCATCCGGCATATCTTCCAGCTGGGCTTGAATCAGTTCCCGTGTGGTATCCCGCAGTTCGATCAGCAGCCGCATACGCGCTGCGGAGGTAGCACCAAGAGAAACCTCGCGCATAATGGCGTTCTCGCGGTAATAGAATTTGCCGTTACGGATACAAAAGCTGAAATTGCGCACATCGGGTTCGGCGGGGATGCTGGCATCCACAGCGCCGGATTCCTGCAGCTCAATGTCCTGAAAGTGAAATTCAGCGTGCAGATGGGATATAGCCTCTTTCAGCACATCGGGAAGGGGCTTATCGGCAAACGCTTCGCAGGTCAGGGTCGGACCATACGGACCGCTGACGGTCTTCAGTGTGCCGCAGACCATTTCGGCGTGTTCGGAAAAATAGCTGTTGAGGGAAAGTCCGTCCTCGGTCTGGGTGGTGTGCAGCCAGCTCGCGTCCTGCTCCAGAATGCGGTCACGCTTTTGCAGGAAGATGATGTCCGCCATAGCCTTGGTTCCGGCTGACTTAAAAGTGGAATCCGGCAGGCGCACGGCACCGATAAAGTCGCATCGGGCATTGATGTACCTGCGCACTTCCTCACTCTTTTTGTCCAGCGTACCGCTGGTGGTGATAAAGGCGATGATGCCGCCCGTGCGCAGCTTGTCGATGGATTTGGCAAAAAAGTAGTCGTGGATCTTGAAATGCAGCCGATTGTACTGCGGGTCAACCACGCTGTAATCCCCGAACGGCACATTGCCGATGACCACATCAAAAAAGCTGTCGGGCAGGTCGGCTTTCTCAAAGCCGGTGATTTGGATGTTTGCTTTCTGGTACAGCTGGCGGGCAATTCTGCCGGTCAGACTGTCCAGCTCCACGCCGAAAAGGCGGGTGGTCGGCTCATACAAATAGCTGTGGCTTTGCCCAAAAAACGCGCCTACCCCCATACTGGGTTCCAGAATCGTACCGGCACCCACACCCATTTTGCGCAGGGTGGTGTACATTGCATCAATGACTTCGGGCGGAGTATAAAAGGCGGTCAGGGTGCTGCTGCGGGCAGCAGCGTATTCTTCCTCTGTCAGCAGGCTTTTCAGCTCGGTATATTCGCTGTGCCAGCTGTCCTTGTTGGGTTCAAAGGCATCGGACAAGCCGCCCCAGCCGGAGTATTGGGCAAGGATTTCCTGCTCCTCGCCGTTTGCGTGGGGACCGCCGTCCGCCATACGCTTTTCGATGGATTTCAAAGTGCGGATAGCAGTAATGTTGGAGGCAAACTTTTCGCGCGGAGTGCGCGGGGGTGCAGGGTCCTGCGGCGGAATGTAGTTGTTCGGCGCATAGGCTTCCTTGAGGGCAATGAGTTCCGCAGCCTGCAAGACCTGCTCACCAAAACCACCAGATGATTCCTCTGCGGGTTCTTCTACAGGTTCTAAGACTTCACCCTTCACAGGTTCGTCCGGTGTGTCTGTTTTCTCAATGACCTGCCCCTCAACCACCGTGTCGGGTGCCGCCAGAGCTTGGTTTTTTGGATTTGCCGCCAGCAGCCTTGCAAACTCCGCGCGGTTGACGGCGCGCCCGATCAGCGGGAAATCCTCGTCGCGCAGATGCACATCGAAGATGCCGATCTCCTCCACCGTAAAGGGGTGGTCGTTTTCCAGATAGACGGTATCCCCGGCCGCCAGCGGGCGTTTTTCCACGGGCTTGGGCTTGTAGCGTTCCTGATATGCTTCATACGCTGCTTCCGCATCGTCAATAAACTGCGAAAACTCAACGTCCTCAATGCCTTCCTTGGCAAGCGCCCTTGTGTTGTCGAAGCGCGCACTGTCCACAAAGGAGCCGTCAACCAGATACACAATTTCATTGCGCAAGAAGTTGGCGTACACCTGAATTTCGTGTTCACCGTCCCCGGTGGTGGAATAGGCAAGGTCGATGTGCGTAAGGTTCGAAAAATCCGGTTCGCCCAGCCCTTCTCGTTCACAAAAGTCCGCGATGGTTTTCTCCGCATAGTCTATCTCGGCTTGACGGGCGTCGCGTTTGGCTTGCTGTTCCGCTTCCCATTTTTCATATCCCTGCTTGTTGTTTTCATCCAGATATTGGTCGTTGTGTACCAGCAGGTGCAAACGGCGGGCAACCTCATTCCACGGCAGCAAGCGAAAATAATCCGGATCGTTATCGGATGCATAGCGCTTGATTCTCAGCCCCTTGGCATCATAATCCAGAAACCCTCTTTCGCCATCTCGGAAATCCCAAGTGCGCCCGCCGATACCGTATTCTTTTTTCAGCCAGTCGGCTTGCTCCTTTACTGTAGGCAATACTGTGGCAGAGAAAAATTCCTGTATGCGAAAACGCCCCTCACAAAAACCGCTGCCTATGACAAGAACATCGACAATGTCCTGCTCGTCGATATGGGTGCCGTCATCCTTGATGGGCGGCTGCCAGCTTGCGCGGGGCTGTAATTGGCGGATGGTTTCCTGCTGCTGTTCAGGTGCGGGCAGACCGATTGCGGCGGCAGTTTCCTCGGCAAGGTTGCCGCGCCCCACGCTTTCCGGCAGTTCAATCTCATCGGAAACAGAAACAGCGGAGGGCGATGGCTCGCTCTCCGCTGTTGTGGGTTCGGTATTTACAGGCTCGTCACGATGGGCATCGCCAGTTCCGCCGCCTGCGCTTGCAGACTGTTCATGTGCGCCGTCCAGCCCAACGGGTCGTTGTTCTTGTCCGGTGCCGGGTTGCTGACCAGCAGCTTCGTGATGGTCTGCTCCACCTGCTCCCAATAGCGCTGCTCGGTCTGTTTCAGGTCGCTGTACAGTGTCCCGTCCAGCAGCATCTTGTCGTACAGCAGGGAGTGGTTCTCTTGCAGGAACTTCTCCCGCTGCAGACCGATTTTTCCGACCGGCGGTCTGTGTGTTTCCATCATTGCCATCTTGGGCACCAGATACCCGTTCAGATTCGTCATACCCATGATCCTGCACCTCCTGTTGGTTCGTCTTGCTTACATTCACATCATACTGTTTCGGCTGGGTCTTTGCAACACTGTCGATGCTCTTGACGACAGCGCCGATTTCGGCAAACATCTGCCGCCCTGCGCGGTTGACGGCATTGCCAAGCGCCAAAACGGCGGATTCGGTATCAAAGCGGTCAATGTCCGCAAAGGCGTCCTGCGGCACGGCGCTGTCGCCCAAACCGCAGCGCACTGCCGCCATATAGACGGCACTCTGCGTGATGAGGTTGGCAAAAATCGCCGTTTGCTCCTGCGGTTTTGCCCATTCCAGCGTGCTGCCGATCACGGCATTTTGCAAATCGGCGTCCAGCTGTTTGCCGTACTGCGCCACAAACAAGGCTGCCTGTAAGCCGAAAATCTCCGGCAGGCTCTCGGCACTGTGCTTTTCCTGCAAGGCTTGCAGGGTCGGATAGCGGTTGGCATCGGTGATTTGCCAGCCCAATGGTTTGGAGGCTTTGCCGGAAGGGTGGGTGTCCTTGATGTCAAACAGATACCGCACATTGCCCACCATATTACCGGTGCCAAGGGACGCTACGCCGCGCGCACCGCGGTTGACCCAGCGCCCGGCAGCACGGTTCCAAGTGTCGATGTCCGCCAGCATGGTGGCACCGGGGCGCTGGCTGTAAATCAGCGCCTGATTCGGGAAAGCGTAATGCGTTGTATACGCGGCTGAGCGCAAAAACGCCCGCCAGCTGTCGGCATTGTCTGCTACATCGGCAATCGCCTGATGTGCCTGCCGTAAAATATTTTGGTAATTCGCCAATCGGCTTCATCTCCTTTGCGGTAATAAAAAAGCCTTGCACATTGCTGTGCAGAGCTGACGATAGTATATGGGGTGCTTTCCCTTAAAAACGATGCCATTTTAAGGGAAAGCAGTATAGTGTAAGGGATTCATTGCAATCTGATATAGTACTCAATGTATTCCTTGGTCATTTGCATGACCTCAAGCTCGGCCTTATCCTTTTGCGTAAGCGTTTCTCTTCTGTGGGTATAGCTCCTTTGCTGAGCTGGTTTTGTTATCGTTCTTCGCGTGCAACGCTGCGTTTCTTGGCTTGTTCCAGCCCCGGCAGCAGGTCATCCACCTGTTTGTAGCCAATCGGCTCCACATAATAGGCGTGTGCCTCACCGCCCTCATGCGTCACAATAATATCGCTGACAGACAAAGAGCGCATCTTCCTGCCGTTGGGGCGGTTTTCCTGATTGTGCAGGCAGTAAAGGCTGTCCAGTGTCTGCCAGCATTCCATCTGCCCACGGTACACCAGCTTATAGGATGTGGCATTTATATGGTCTTTGGTGTAGTCATACCGTAAAAACGCAATTTCACGGTTGTTGGTCTGGTAGATCTCATACGGCAGCAGCTCATGCTTTTCACTTCGCAGCCCCCACGGAAAAACGGTGCCCTTTTCAAAGGCAAGAGGCTGGCTCAGATTCTCCGGAAACACAACCGGAATGATGGGTTCGCCACAATACAAAGAAGCGTAAATTCTGGTTTTGAATTTCTCTGCATCGACATACGGAATGCGCTCCCGAACGCATCCGTTGCAGTCAAGATATTCGATATAGCCGATGACATTATCGTGTTTGCTCATCTCGGTGATTCTCCCTTTTTCTTTTGCGGGGCAGGCCGTTTTCATCGTACATATTTGGGTTTGCCGCGGGGATATGCCAGCCAAACAACGAACCTGCTTCCATCGCGGCAATCTGCGCCTTGTCGGCACCATGGTATTGATTCAGTTCCGCAATGCGTTTGTCTATCTCTGTCTTGCTGCCGGTAAGGCCTTTCAGCGGAATATATCCGGGTACACCGTATTTGATGGCAATGGGCTCGCCGGTGCTGCGCAGGCGCGTATTGCAAAACTCCGGCATATTCTTTGCTTTACGCTGTACTTCCATCAGAGCCGTTTTATGATAGGCATACAGGTAAAAATTGTACTCGCCGCGCATAGGATTGCACAGAAGGTAAAACAATCTGCGCTGCGTTTCGATGCACAATGCAATCTAGACACAATCACGCAAGGGGATTCTGGCTTCCTGCCATCGCGCAGTATGCTTAGCCATGGTGGCGCGGTCTTTCAGCAAGCCATTTTCGCTCAGCGCAGAAACCACATGATCAAGCTCTGTGCAGAAAACCTTGTACGCATCATCCGCCATGATTTTCCCGGTGTGCGGAAACCAGCTTGTAAAAAAGCCCTCGTCATCCGCGCCAAAATCCCCACGCAAATGCCCAATACAGGCTTTTTCCTGTGCTTCGTCTGAGGTGCTGTAACAGTAGATTTGTTCCTCTGCAGGGGCAGCGCCAATGTGCATCACGGTGCCTTTATAATTCATATCCATCATCGACTCAACCTTTCCCAAAAAGAAATCTTACTTCCAAAGCGCTCGTCCGGTGGGCGGATCTTCGCCGCCGGAAAATCACCGGACCGCATATCTTCCACCTGCGGTAGAAACAGCAGGCGACTGTATCGATCTGCCTGTTCCTTGGATAAACCCACGATTTTGTCTCCGTTCAGCCCACAGATCAGAAACCGCCCTCTGATGGTCAGTCCATCATCGTTGATTTGCCGGTTGTATTTCAGCCGACTTTGCTCACAGCTGCATATCAGCCCGATTTTGGGGGTTCCAAACGGTTTCAGAATCTGGTAATCTCCCTCAACGACCTGCGCTACGGCTTCTGCCGAGCTGGCAAAGCCCGCCTGATAGGGGCAGTAACCGGATTCCACGATTAAATATCTCGTCATAGGAACACCTCATCGGCTGTCATGCTGGTGGCTTCGGTAGTAGTTTTCCAACAGCTTCACAATGAGATTCTGCATTTGGTCACTGGTAAAACCTTTGGGGAAATAGCGCTCGACCTTGGAAACGGCAATCGTGAGCTGCGGCTCACGCGGCTTTACGCTGGGGGAACGGGCAGACATGATCTCGTGGATTGTGTCTTTCGTCAGGACGCTTTCCTTGCTGGCAGCTTTGAGCTTTTGCGCTTGGGATAAGGACGGCGTGCAACCTTCTTCTTCCATGTAAGAGAGAAATTCTTCCTGTTCCTCCGGCGTCAGGTAGCTCAGCTCCACCGCAGGGGTGGTCTTGAGTCTGCCGTCGTCCACAAGCTGCATCAGGTCGGGGGTGAGTTTGTTCAGGCGGATAAAACGCTCTACTTGGTGGCTACTATCACCAGCGGTTTCACCAATGATTTGCGTACTTCGGTTTCCAGAAAAATGTGCGCCAAGTTGGCGCACATTTTCTTTTGACGGTCTACCGAGCTTTCTGTTGATTGCCTCCAACTTCATCTGGTACGCCTTTGCCTTTTCGCTCGGCAGAATATGCTCGCGCTGGCAGTTGGAATCCACCATCAATATAATGGCGGTATCATCGTCCATCTCCCGCACAAGGCAGGGCATGCTGTACACGCCGGCGCGCTGGCTGGCGTGGCAGCGGCGGTGCCCGGCTACAATTTCATATCCACCGTCCCGTCGCGGGCGAACGATGGCGGGGGTCATCACGCCATATTCTTTGACGCTGTCCACCATCTTGTTCATTTCCTCATCATCGCGAACCTGAAACGGATGCCCCTCAAAGGGGTACAGCTCCGACAGCGGCAGGATCTGGATTTTCTCCAACTTGGCATCCTGCCGTTCCTGCTCCCTGGAAAAGAGATTATCGAGCGAGGGGAGTATGATATTGCTGCCGTACTCTCTCATTGTCCACGACCTCCTTTGCCAAGGTTTTATAGGCGATGCTTGCAGGACCGCTGGCATCGTAGCGCAGCACGCTGTGGGCGCTGGAGGCGCTTTCCGCAGTGCGCGTGCTCACGGGAATTTCCGTGCGGTAAATTTTCAGCGCGTGACCGTAGGAACTCCGCAAAGCGGCACAGACATCTTTGCTTAGGTTGGTGCGCCGGTCCACCATGGTCAGAACAATGCCGTCAATTTCAAGCTCCGGCTTGATGCGGTGCGTGATCTGATTGATGGATTTGAACAGCGACACCACGCCTTTCAGGGCAAAATGCTGTGCCTGCACAGGGATCAGCACCCGGTCAGCAGCCACAAGCGAAGCCACCGTAAGGATACCCAGCGATGGCATACAGTCGATCAGGCAGTAATCGTATTTGTCCTTGAACGACTCCAAAGCCTGCGCCATAATGCGCTCGTGTGCCATTACATTGACCAGTCGAACTTCCATATCCGACAGCCCAATGTCCGAGGGGATAAAATCCACCTGTTCTTCATGGTGCATCACTACATCCGGTGCCGGTTCATCTGAAATAACGGATTCCATCAGGTCGCTGAGAGTGGCACTGTTGGCAGCACCGGTGTAGCCAAGGTAACTGCTTAAGTCCCCCTGCGAGTCGGCATCTACCAACAACACCTTGTAGCCCATAGCGGCCAGCGAGGTGCCAAGATTCACGGCAGTGGTCGTTTTGCCCGCGCCGCCTTTTTGATTTGCAACAGCTATTGTTTTCATGTTCAACCTCATCTTTCCATGGAAATCAGCTTTTTAGCTGCTACCAGATATTCGTTATAGTCCTTACCCACGGCAGGGGGCATATCTACCACCACGAGATTTTTTTCTGTGAGTTTTTTCGCGACGGTTCCCGCGAAGTTTCGCCCCGGCTCATCACGGTCAAAGCAGAGTACTGCCGTTTTTACGGCAGGATGATGTGCAAGGAAATAGTCAATAGGCTGGTGGTTCAGCCCACCCAGCGCCAGATAATGCACACCGCGCCAGGGCCTATCGTGCTTATACTGGCGCAGAGTCGCACCGGACATGGCATCAATAGGCGCTTCATAAATCTCCACGGTATCGCACTCCGGGTCTTCGGCGGAAATCAAAAAGCCGTATTGCTTTTGACTGCCGGAAACATCGCCACGGAAAGTGCCCTGACAGCCTCTCTGGAACGCGCAGCGCGCCACGCCATGCTCATCCTTGCCTACGAAAACGCAGTTGCGATAGTTTCCGCGCGTGGTCTGGTACAGGATGCCGCTGCCCACGCAGTAGCGCAGGACCTTAGGGCTGATACCGCGCTGCATTAGATAGGCTGCGGCAGCCTCAGCGTTGCGGTCGGGTGCAGGCAGTTCAAATTTGCGTGGTGTACTCTGTTTGACTGGAATTGTTTTAGCCAGCTGAACAGAAACAGGGGCAGGCGTCATCTCGTTCAGCAGACGAACCGCAGATACAAAGTCCATCCCCTCAACCTTAGTCAGATAATCAATGGCATTATTACCTCCCACATCATGAGAGTACCAATGAAACTTTCCATTGCCAATTGTGATGATGAGACTATCATGTGACCGGGTGCAGTATTCCCGATCAGTTTTACGGACAAGTTCACCGGGGCGATAAGTTTCAAGATACTGTACCACGCTTATCTGCCGGGCAGCTTCGATATTTTTTTGATATTTCCCCATAGTTTTGACCTCCAACTCTGTGTAATAAAAAAAGCACCTTGCCTGTAAATCACAGATAAGGTGCTAAGGATACGATATTCTCTTTTTTCAGCAGGCTGTTTATCACTTCAGCCAGCTGAAAGGGGGTATGGGGGAAAACAGATCATCCCCCACCATTCCCGCAAAACGGTACACTTCCCCCTTGTATATCTCTAAATTCCATTAAAAACGCGAAGCGCACCACCTTTTTACAGGCGATGCGCTTCGCATTAGCTATTTACGCGAGCGAATTGTACATTTTATGCAACAATTTTACGCTCTCGGATTTTTTATAGCAGCCTGCTTATTGGGTCGTCATCATAGGTATGTACCCAAAAGCGCGTACTGTTTGTATCCTCAAGTATCCTATTGACGGCCCCATCCACTTTCTTCGCTTTTGTTTTTCCCGGCATGATTTTTTCCGCCGAAATCGAATGGTAATTGTACGTTCCGCGCACATTGCATTGAACAGTGCATGACTCTTGAAATAGATTTAGTTCCCAGATGAATTTCTGTCCATCGATGGAGAAGATTCTCGGCACAAATCTGTCCAGAAATTCCCGGCTGACTTCATCGTTTGGGAACGACTCTTGCCAGCTGAGTGCTTCCTCTACCTTTTCACTATTGGCAGCTCCGTTTTCTTGTTCCTGCTGGTATTCTTCTAAAATATCCTGCCGGTGATCCTGCCAAACGTTTTTGTAGATTTCTCGCGCCATCAATTCGAGCTTCCATGCTTGCACATTGGGGGCGCTGCATTTGGGGGCTACATTCCTCAGCGACCGCTGATAACAGATATATCGAACAATGCCTTTCTCTGCGCGGAACGCCCGCATTCTGGCTCCGCAGCCACAAAACATGCGGCAAGCCCATTTGTCGGCGTGTTCGCTCTTTCCATACAAGTAAGCCTGCGTTATATTGCCGTCTTTGTACGACTGCCATGCATGTCTGCGGCGCTGACATTTATCCCATAGTTCCTCTGAAATGATTGGCTCAAAACTGCCTTTCACCAGAATGTAATCCTGTTCGCTGTTCTTGATGCTTTTATGGCTGAGGAAATCATCAATATGCGATTTGTTGTATGTCAAATACCCTTTATAAATCGTATTCTTGGTGATTGAGAGAACCTGACGCGCGCTCCATTGTGGCATTCCAGATTTATTCGGTGCGCCTTCTTGCGTTAGTGTCTGGGCTATCTCGGTGCCATTTATGCCATCAGCATACCAAGCAAAAATTTTTCTGACAGTCTCTGCCTGACTTTCCTGCACCACAAGCGTATGAGCCTTTTTATCACGCTTATATCCAAACGGTGTCGGTCCCGCAACATAGGTGCCTTTTTTCTGTGACGTCTGAATGCCCGCCTTGGTGCGTTCACTCATTTTACGGCTTTCATCTTGCGCAAGGCTTGCCATAATGGTCAGGCGAACTTCTCCATCGCCACGCATCGTCCAGATGTCATCATTGACGAAGTACACTTCAACGCCGTACTGTTTCAGCTCACGGGTCGTAACCAAAGTATCCACCGTGTTTCGGGCAAAACGGGAAACCTCGCGGGTCACGATTAGGTCAAACTTCTTTTTCCGGGCATCTCGCAGCATCTTCATAAAAGAAGGTCGGGTTTTCATGCCAGTACCTGAGATTCCTTCATCGGCGTATTGCCCAACCACCGTCCAATTCGGATGATGTTCTGCAAGCTCCAGATACCAGTTCATTTGATTTTTCAGTGCTGATATTTGCGCCTCAAGTTCCGTGGACACGCGCCCATAGAACACGACTCTGCGCGGGCAGTTTTGCTGGTCTGCTTTATCATATTGCATCGGTTTTCCCTCCTTCCCCATCAGTATAATACTGCATTCAGTATTTTCAAAATGTACAAGTCAATGACTCAATCATGGTATAGAAAAGCCGTGGAAGAAGGTTCCTTCCACGGCATGATCTTTATACTACTTTTTCAATAAGGCACTGATGTTTCTTCGTTTTCTTGTCATAGTTGATAGCTACCAAGAGAAGATTTCCTGTATAGCCACGCAGCGAATCCGGATATTTCTTTTCCTTAATCTGCTGCATCGCAGTCTCCGCCGTTTGGTTCCACTTCAACTCCACAACAAGCGCCGGATAGTCATTTCGGTACTCCGGTTTTGGTACGAAAACGAAGTCTGCGAAGCCCCTGCCTGTGGGCAGCTCTCGAACCGGCTTAAAGTAATATTGCATAGCGCTCAGGTATGCAATCGCCAAGACGCTGCTCAAGGAGTTTTCATTGTTGTACTGGATGGCAGAAACATAGTCATCATGGATTTTCTCAACCTGAGTGGCTACTGCATCTCCATCCATATCCAATGTCGCATCCAGCAACTTCTCAGACTCCTGCTGGAACAGCAACATCTCATTCCAATGCTTGCTTTCCACCGCAAGTGTCAATTCCTGCCGGATTTCCTCATTCGGAACGAACGCTGTTTTTCGGTTCTGGTCATATCCCAAGTAGCCAAGATGGATCATATATGTCAAAACATCATCTTTGCTTTGGATATTAACGGTATCGTTCTTGAAGGTAGCCGTGTTTACTTTAACTTCCCCACCGGAAAGCATTTCAATGATTGCCGTTTTCAGCCCATCATAGTTCATGTTGATAAGGGGAACGATTGCTTCATAGGAAGCCGTTTCCGACCAGTAGCTCTTAAACTCTCCCTTCAGCATAACGCTGACAACAGCTCTGGGATTATAAACTTGGTAATCCCGCAGCAAGTAACCATCGTACCACTTTTTTACCTTGTCAAAGTCTTTGTGGTACTCCTCGCAAAGATTCTTAACTTCTTCTTCCGTAAAGCCAATGAAAGGTGCTAACGTGCTGGCACTGACCATGGTAAACTCATCGAAGTTATTCAAGGCCGACTGCGTTTTTTCCTTTTTGATTGGCAGAATGCCGGTGAGGTATGCAAGCTGAATGTATTTTGTCGGCTCTGTACCTTTGAATAAGCCTCTCAGGAAATAGATATATTCTTCTTGAACAGCCTTATTGGTCGCTTCATCTCGGATCAGAATATCCCATTCATCAATAATCACAATAAATTTCTGACCGGTCGAGTTTCTGATGCGCGACAAAGCGTCCGCCAATGTCAACACTTCGTTAGGAAGAACTTCAGGGTAGTACTCTTTTAGTTCCTCAAAAACTGATTGCGTAATGTAGGATATAATACTTTTGATGTCTGCACAGCTGGACAAAAACCATTGTACATCTATATGGATCACATCATACTTGTTGAGATGCTTTTTGAAGTCGCTACTCTTGCCGATTGTAAGCCCATCGAACATCTTTTCTGAATCGCAGCCTTTGCTGTAATAGGCTGCCAGCATATTAGCCGTATAGGACTTACCAAATCTCCGGGGGCGGCTATTGCAGATATATGCTTCTGGTGTATCAAGAACGCTGTTGGTATATTCCAGCAGACCCGTTTTATCCATATAAATTTTTGAATTCAGTGCAACTTGAAACGCACTATTATCCGGATTCACGAATCTTCCCATTTCGCCAAAGCCTCCTTCAGAAGTCATTTATTTCTAAACATTCAAATGACATTAGTATAGTCATATAGTACCATTTATCGATACAAATAGCAAGTTGGAAATTTCCCTATAATAGTACAAAAGGTACAAAAGCGCCGCAGCAGGGATCTCTTTCATAGCATGATCTATCATCGCAGACACCTCATCTGCTATGACGATGATTAAATTTTGCCACATGGAATCCTGCTTTCTGCATATAATCTTCAAAAATATATGCAGATAAAACTCGAAAGGCGCAATAAGCCACAAATTTCGATAATTTTCCTTCGATGAACCTGTCAGATGTCATCTGTTTGAACCATTCGGAATTCCCGAATAGTTGCCATCACGGTCTATTCCTCATCTAAATTATAATATTACCATTTACTGATTCAAATAGCAAATCTAGTGTCATTCCATAACGACACAATAATGCCGTGGAAGTATTTCCTCCACGGCACGATCTGTCGTTATAGCTGTGCGTTTCTCTCCCTCTGCAAATTCCAGACAGGCAACCCTTCCCGGCGCTTTGCCTCGCATCGCTTTGCAGCCATGCGATATGTTTTCTCGCATCTTGGCACGCTCGTGGAATCCAGTCATGGCGCTGCTTCCCCAATGCGGTACAGCAGAGGACGCTATTCACTTTCTCGGAGGTTTGGAACCTCCTAATACATAAGAGAACAGCGAATCGGATTTTTTCCACAACTTTTTCAATTTTCTTTTTTTACCAGAAATATATCCACACGCATATCTTTCCACAAACCGGGGTGGATCTTAATCCCACGCGCTTTCTGATACTCATAGGCTGTTACAAAGTCAACCGCAAAACTCAAAAGTGGTATCTTTTCATCCAGCACGTTCACCTGATTTTCTTGACAGCTTTCCAGCCATTCCACCAACTTACGCTTTCTTTTGGTTCGGCTCATGTTCAAAAAGAAATCCTGTGGACGACATATTGTCGCGCAATCGGGTCCAGCACTTTCTTTATCCTGCTTGCCGGTTTGCTCTTGCTCAATATCATAGGGAACGCCACTTTTATAGGTAACCATCGCTATCGGCTGCCTTTCCGATTGGATAGGCATGATCTGCTGCACATTCACCAACTGCAACATCCAAATGTAGCGGTTATTGCTTTTTACAATCCGGTTGGCATACCTGTCCAGAAAGCCCGGCTCTATTTTACCATCCGGAAAAGAGGCATCATCGCTGAGTGCAGCCTCGATGCTGTGCATATCTAACCTTGCTTTAGGACGCTGTTCCTGTATGGAACTTTGCAGTAAGCCTTCGACATTTATAATCTCATTGTTTATTTCCGTACTTCTGCTTAAGAAATCATCCATAGTTATGCTTCGGCTTGCCCGCTGGCTGACAAGATCGTCCAATTCCTCATTCAGCGCAGAGAGCTTGTTCTCCAGCTGGTTTCCATCATTCGGTGTGCCGGTAGTGTTCAGATTTGCATCCAACATCCGCAAAAGACCCAGTATATCCTCGGCATTTTCTTTCCAAACTGTACGGAACACTTCCCTTGCCATCAATTCCAGCTTCCATTCAGATGCGTATGGTGCCGGACAAGGAATACCGTTCAGTGCTCTGGCGGCATCTTTCTTTTTGAACATTTTCGACCGTGCACAGATAAGCCGCATATTTTTCCCACCGTTGGCCGTTTTATCGTAGCCTTCGATTTGGAATCGCATCCCACAATCGCAAAACAGAATTTTCGTCCATTTATTCTGCGGGAAGGACACGCCAAACTTATGGGCACGACCATCTTTTCCTTTTACAAAAGCAGCACGCTTGCTGCGGATCTGATTGCAGGTTTCCCATAGCTCCTCTGAGACGATTGGCTCAAAGTCTCCCTTTACAAGAACAAAGTCCTCCTCGCTGTGATTGATGCGGTTATGGCTGAGGAAGTCATCAATATGGGATTTATTATAGGTCATATAGCCCTTGTAAGTGGGCTTGCGGAGTACCCGTGATACCTTGCTCGCCGTCCAGCTCAGGCCACCACCGCCATCCTTGCGGTTTTCTTCTATAAGCATTTTGGCAACAGTCGTTTCTCCGTGCCCCTCGGCGTACAGATTAAAGATTCTGCGCACCGTTGCCGCCTGTTCCTCATTGATTACATAAGTTCCATCCACACGGTCATAACCGATAATATTACCGCTGCCATAGAGTACACCTTTCTCACGGCTCATCTTCTGTCCGGCTTTTACGCGCTCACTGGTCTTGCGGCTTTCATCTTGGGCAATGCTCGCCATAATGGTCAAGCGAACTTCTCCATCACCGTCCATTGTCCAGATGCCATCATTTACAAAATAGACTTCCACGCCGTATTGCTTCAGTTCTCGCGTAGCATTCAACGCATCCACCGTGTTACGCGCAAACCTCGACAATTCACGGGTGACAATCAAGTCAAAGCGGTGTTCCTTTGCATGCTCTATCATCCGCATAAATGATGGACGTTTCTTCATTTGGGTACCGGTTATGCCTTCGTCTATGTACTGCGCTACAACGGTCCAGTTGGGATTGCGTAATGCAAGGTCTGTATACCATTCCATCTGATTTCCCAGCGCAGATAGCTGTTCCTCATGTTCTGTTGAAACGCGGCCATAAAACACCACCCTGCGCGGTCGATTCTTATAATTTCCAATATAGTCTGTCATTTCGAACGCCTCCTTGTTCTTTCATTGTACAAGGGGCAAATTCATAAGGGAAATGTACAAAAACACTGGTACACTTGCCATCCTTGTATGAGCGTTGCTGCTCTATACTATAAGAGTACGTTCTCTTGATTTTTTTCCACAATCACTATTTTCAGTTCATTGCACTTGACATACATCAAGTAGCCATGCCACGCGGATAGCATTTTTCAGAACATATCAACAAAAATGACCCTGCACGATTCTGTGCAGGATCAAAATATTTATTCGTTTTATTTTCGTACATAACTGGTTGATGGGCCGACTCCGACTTTTTCAAATAACTATTTCGAAAAATCAGCCTGGCTATCAAACTTGAATTTGTTATTCTCCTATGGAGGCACCGCTATCGTCTTTAAGGCCACAAATCGCAACTATACCATTATTTTTATAACTTACAACGAGAGTTGTGTCATTCCCAAGTTTCCAACATGCAGTGCTGTTTTCACTGGTATCAGGCTTCCCCTATACCTCTCTAAGCTGGTCAATATGGTACCCCGGCAAAAGGCTATTAACATCGGCTTCACTCATTTCTGCGCAACGCCAGCGAGGGGCACGGCATCATCAAGATGGGCAACAGTGTATTACCATTCACCAATCTGGAGCCCAAGGATAGTGATGTCTATCAGCTCATCACAACGAAACCGGGAGGAAGGAAGAAGCAAGAATGATTTTGCATAAAGAAAAGGCGGGTCGAAGCCCGCCTTAGAGTCAGTGGCAGTTTAGTGCTGCCAGATATTGTTTTCTAAATCACGCAGACGCGCTTTGTAGTCATTAATAAGCGCCTGCGTGTTTTCTGTATCGGGAAAGCTGACAATATAGCCGTCCTCGGATTCATGAAAGCCGACAAGGCCCGCAAGCCCTGCCATCTCTGCAACCTTGACCAAGGTGTGGTAATCATACTCACTGCTGTTTATGTGTAAAATCATGGGGTTCTCCTAACTGCTGCTGTTTGTTGCGGATCTGTTCGACAAACTGGAAGTTGTCAGTCTGGTAATTCAACCAATACTGCTTCGTCAATATCAAAGTAATCATCCATATTACTGCTAAGCCCAGATGCTTTCCAAGCTTGTTCGAAGGTAATATCTTCTATGTTGCTTAAATAAATGTATGTGCTGTCCTTAACGGCATTACTCAGTCGTCCACTGATTTCCAACCTGTATTTGTAGATATGTCCATCGCACTGCCATGTACCGTCTGACATTTCACTGTATGTTTTCATGTTTCCTTCAATTGTGTCAATCGGCTTTATTGACTGTGTACCACAACCCGTGATTGAGGCCGTAAGTAAAAGACATAGCAACAATATTAGTATTTTCTTCATGGTCATTACCTCCCAAAATTCCGATTTATCTCACTGCCCATCTGCCCGGTAAACCACATCAAAATACTCGCAGACGCACTTCATTCTTTCGTCAAAATCGATACCGATTTCCTCACACGCTGCGGCAAACGCGTTGCGGTGAGCTTTCTTCCACGCGGCAAGGGTGCCGTCCCCCTCGGCGGCGGCACATTCTGCCGTCACATCTTCAAACGGGACAACGTCCACCTTTGTGGTGCGGGTAATGCAGCGCGGCTGCATATCGCTGTCCAGCACGACCGTGTAATCACCCGTGCGCGGCAGCAGCTGCATCTGGGCTTCAAACAGGCTGAACAGCCCCGTGTTGGCGCGCTTTTTGCCGCAAAGAATGTTGTCCAGAATTTCATCGGTGCCGTTGCTGTCATAAAAACAGACATTGAAGGCAGAAATCGTCAACCCCGAATCCTTTACAAATTTCTCAATTTGATCCATAGATCCCTCTCACGCAAGATCATCAAAGCCCAACTGCCCATCGCAGCTTGTGCGCAGCAGCAGCGGCGGGCGGCTACAAAGCAGTTCCAGCGCTGCGCCCGCGTCCACCAACCACGGGCGCACCTGCTCGTGGGAGAGCAGCAACGGCATACGGTCGTGGATGGGCGCTACCGAATCGTTGGGCGCGGTGGTCAGAATGATAAAGCAGTTCACACCATTTATAGTATCATAAATGCCCGCCAAGTAAATCGGCTGTCCCGGCATTTGAAAAAAATATTTGTGCTTGGCGCCGTCCCACTCATAAAAGCCGGTGGCGGGAATCACGCAGCGCTGGAAGGCAACACTGCGGCGAAACATCGGCTTTTCCGTTACCGTTTCAGCGCGGGCATTGATGATTTGCTGCCTGCCGCGAAAACCGGGCAACCCCCATTGCTGAAACTCGCCCACGATTTTCTCTCCGCGTGAAACCAGCACCGGTGCCACCTGCGAGGGGCAAATATCTCCTGCCATTGGGAAATTGAGTTCGTTTCCCTCGCTTCTGCGCTGTGCATCGCGCACGATCTGGCGAATCTCTTTATACTCATCGGCAGAAAACTGATACCGTCCACACATACGCGACGCTCCTTCCTTATCCTACTACAATACCGGCGATTCTGAACTCGTCCTCCTCACGCACAGGGATGGGGGCGTATTTTTTATTCAGCGAGATTAGCGCAATGCCGTTTTTGTCCTTGCGCAGCTTTTTGCAATAGCGGTTCTAATTCAAAGGTAGAATGCATATCTACGGTTGTTGTTCTGTCTCTTTCATCAGTATTTTCATATATAGAAAATACATACTCCGCATTATAATGATTTTCAAAACAATCAGAGGTCCATGACTTGGCTAAATACAGTGGCTCATAAAGTGTAAGGTATTGCGACTTTTTAGCTTTCAGTTCGTTGTACACCATGTGTATTTGGTCTGGATCAGTCAAATCAACAATCATCCTATTGTCCGAGATGCCATATTCGATAATTGATGGAATAGAATGTGTTTCCATTTGTTGCCGCACGAAAGTTTTGAAAGAGTCTAACGATCACGAAATTTGCACACTTGACTATATAATGCCGGGCTTCCCCATTCGATTGCTTCTACAAAGACTTCATCATCCAGTACGTCTTCTAAAAAAGCCACCTTACCCTCAAATGAAGAAGCTCCTTTAACTTTGTTACGCCTTTCTATCGGTAATAGCGGGCTTCGGATCAGATAATGAGACATAATAGAGTAACTCATGTGATAACCTCGCAATCAAGCAATTAAACTATTATAAGAACATCCTTGTATTTTATGTGTTCCCCCCTTCGTCATACTAAGGAATTCAAAATTGTACTAATCTTTCTATTGTGCGCGTTGAATGCAGACATATTACCTACCTACCAATTTGATGTCAGGAAATACACTGTAACATAAATAGAGGTTCATCAATCTCCTATTTTTTACAAGCCTTCAAGGCTCACGCAGCTCCTTACGGATTGCACATTTCATTTTCTTTATATCATATTTTTTTGTTTATTTTGACTATTTTGTATTAAACAATAGATTTTTTGTTCCCAATTCAATCTTACCCGTGCCGATTCAACAACATTTTAGCTTACCCGGCTGTTCTTTGACCTGATTGACCGGCGATATGATATTGACAATATCACAAAGACTATCTATAATCAAAGTGATAAGATGAAAATGCCTTATAATACTTTGCAAACGGAAAGAAGGAACCTTTATGGCGTATGAGTATGCGATTGAAACAAAGATGCTCAAAAAAATTTACGGTGAACAGGTTGCTGTGAATAATGTAAGCCTACATATACCTAAAGGCCATATTTACGGATTACTTGGCCGAAACGGGGCAGGAAAAACAAGTATCATGAAATTGTTGTTGCGTCTGATCTCGGCAACAAGTGGTGAGGTCTACATTTTTGGTCAACCTGTTATAAACCGGGAACGTCGTCTTTTCAAAAGGATCGGAGCAATCATTGAAACTCCTGGGTTTTACTCCAACTTAACAGGAACAGAAAATTTGGAAATCTTCGCCAAACTTCGAGGAGTCACGAAACCTCACGCTGTAGAGCACGCTTTAGAGCTTGTAGGACTTCCTTATAGAGATAAAAAACTTTTTGGCGAATATTCCTTGGGAATGAAACAAAGGTTGGGTATTGCTAATGCTATTATGCACGATCCGGATTTGCTCATTTTAGATGAGCCCATCAATGGATTAGATCCCATAGGGATAGCAGAAGTACGTGAGTTTATCCGAAAATTAAGTGTAAAAGAAGGAAAGACCATCCTTATTTCAAGTCATATTCTATCGGAAGTGTCGATGATTGCAGACGACATTGGGATTCTGGACCACGGTGTTCTTTTAGAAGAAGAAACCATGGAGGAATTAAAGAAAAAAAATCAAAAATGTACACTTATCGAGGTCTCCGATGTAGGAAAAGCTGCACATATTCTGGAAACAATATTTTCTCTTAGTAAAAGCGATTACTTGATACAAGGCGAAAACCAAATCAAAATTTTCAAAACCAAGATGGATAATGCGCGTATTATCAGTGAATTGGTTCATAAGGAAGTTGGTGTCTCCAGCTTTACTGAGAAAGATGATACATTAGAAGACTACTTCAAGAAAATAACAGGGGGTGAAGGCATTGCTTAAGCTCATCTGTGTAGAATTTAAAAAGCTCCGCAGACGGCGGGAAGTCCTCTTTATGCTTTTAGCTGCATTCATTATGCCAGCGGTTTCATTATTTTATTTTTACACACATCGAGATATGCTGACAGACATAGGTCTGTATAAACAGGCCATTTTATCATTTAATATTTTTCTGATTTTACCAGCATTGTTGGGAATTTTATCAGCTACTATCGTATATAGAGAACAGGCTGACGATGTTTTCAAACAATTATTGATTATTCCACTCAAAAAAGAGCAACTGATGCTTGCAAAATGGGCTGTAACACTAGTGTTTTCCGAGGCGTTTATGATAATTTCAACGCTTTTTACAATTAGTGTGGGGCTATGTCTAAATTTGGTGTCTCTTGATATTCACCTGATTGTTTTTGTGCTTTTAAAGGTAATAGAAGCTGCCGCTGTTCTTTCGGTTTCCAACATCCCGATTTTAGCAACGGCCTTCTCGAGTAAAGGTTATTTGTTACCTTGTTGTGCAGCTATTGTTTATGCATTTTTGGGCTTTATATTCGCATCTGCAAACCCATATTTTATTCCGTCAGCCAGCGCTATTTTTTATATTGAACACGATTTGCCTAATGTAGTTTTGCCAAAGGAGTATGAACCATTCTCAATTATTATGTGCTTTATCATCTGGACGTTTTTGTCCATAATAATTGCACTTAGGGGTATGGAGAGGGAGTGAATCTGTATGAGAACATCTATCCTTTGCGAATTCAACAAACTGCGTCGTTCCAAAATATTGTTTGTGGCACTATTTGGAATAGTTATGATTTTAGTTATCGTTGCAGCTCAAGGTTTTTATGCGGGAGGAGATACTGTTTATGGGATGGAGCCAGAGTGGTTTCTGACAGGAGTACAGTCATTAGGCACTATGTATGCTATACCGGGAATCATTGCGCTTTTTGGTTGTTACGTGTTTTGTCGTGAAATGCAAGAGGATACGCTAAAATCGCTGCAGATTATACCGATTGATATTCCAGCAATGCTATTATCAAAAATCTTATTGGTTTTGATATTTAGCGCGGCGTTGTATTTGATCCTGTTTTTATCTGCTTTTATCGTAGAAGCAATTCTTCATGTACAAGTTCTGTCTGTGGGATTATTTGGAAGATACCTCACAATGTACTGTGTTGAGGGACTAAGTGTTTTTATTGCGACTCTCCCAGTTATTTGCATAGTTATAAAAACAGGTCAAGATTACTGGATGGGGCTGTTAATAGCAGAAATTTATTCGTTTATTACTATTTTTGTTGGAAATCTTGGAACGGTTTCCAAATTGTATCCCATAATTGCGGCATTGACGCTTTCTGGTTACTATGAATCGAATTATATCGAAAAATTACTGAGCTTATTATCGATGATCGCCTGCCTTTTGTTTTCCGCCTTTTTGATTAAGGAGTATAGCAAAAAAATGGAGTGATTTATAATAATACTCTTGATCACCTTGGCATTGTAGTATTACACGATAAAATCACGTTCGACAATTTATGTGAAAAGGGTTGTTAACATGCAAAAAAAGGTTCCATATGTAGCTCAGCTTGGAAATATGGATTGTAGTATTGCGTGCATGACCATGCTGTTTAGGTATTATGGGTTAGATGTAGATATAGTAGATGTCGGACAAGTTGTGCACATTGGCAGAGATGGAGTGAATCTGACACAATTAAAACAAGCAACACAACAATTCGGTTTTAAATGTACAGCATATAGATACAATAAGCAAAAAAATATACTTGATTCAAATCTTCCGGCAGTAGTGTATAGCGGTAGCCATTTGGCAGTCATTGGATCAAAGACTGTATTGGGACAATACATACTGTTAGATCCCATAAAAGGGAAATCTATTGTCAACTTTGAACAGATCCACGACACCTTTAGTGACATACTAATCACTATAAGACCGGAAAAAAGAATCAAGAGAAAAAAATGTAAACCAAAGCTGAAAGTTGCGATCAATTACAAATTGGTTGCGGGAATAATTTCACTGATGTTGTTGATTCAGGCGTTAACCTTATCCATACCTTTGGTTGAACAAGCACTGATTGACAGCATTACACAATCACAATCGTTGTTGAACTCCGCATATATACTGGTAGGATGTATTGTAATTGCGGGATTATATTTCTTTCTTTCAATAGCACGGCAAAAGTTAATGCTCCGTTTAGATATAAGCTTTGTAAAAGAAATAATGACAAAAATGCTAAAGAAGCTGTTTGACATTGATCCTAGCTTTTTTGAATGGCATGCTGTTGGTGAAATTGTAAATCGTTTTAGCAATGTTCAGGCGATAAACAACATTATTATAAATACCTTTTCACAAGTTGCAGTTCAGATAATTACTTCTACGATCTGCTTAGTAACAATGTTTGTTTATTCACCATCGCTTTCAGTAATTACAATAGCTATTGGAACTATAGAACTTGTCCTTTTGCTTGGAATCAATAAAAAAAATCGAGAAGATACAAGCAAATATATTGCAGATCAGAGTAATATGCAAGGCTTACTAGCAGAGGCTATTGGAAATATTATTGAAATTAGATGTATGGGAATGGAAAAAGCCATATACAAGAATCTCACAAATCAATTTTTGGATGAACTTGAGAGTTTTCGAAAAAAGTCCAATACAGGAAATCAGATGCTAGCTATTTCATCCACTATTACACTTATATTTCCGCTTATAATCTACATATTAGGATATTCTTCAGTCGTAAATGAAGCACTAACAATCGGTCAACTGATTGCATATGTGACTCTAGCAAACTATTTCATTTCACCATTCGTAAGTATTGTAATAGCTCTGCCAAACTTGAATTTTGTTTATGAAGTATTCTTAAGGTATAAGGAACTAATCACATATCGTGAAACGCATAAGAATGGTGTCATAGGTGGCCAACAATTTGAAGAATTATATTTGGCGAACGTATCTTTTTCTTATAATCACAGTCTGAATCAAAAAGTATTAAATGATATTTCTCTACATATCCGTCCACAAGAACTATGTGCCATTGTTGGATTCTCCGGGAGCGGGAAATCCACATTATTAAAGATAATATTAGGCCTTCTGAGCCCAGATTGTTGCTTTGCAAAAAAATTGAAAAGACTTTGATTTTAAAATGAAAAAGAAATAGCGGGATTTCCGCTCAATTTGAGAAACAAAAAAGGCGTTTTAGAAGTGTTTAAATACCTCTAAAACGCCTTTTTTTGTTTCCCGCTTATTGTTTAGTTTTTCGGTTTCCGTGCTGTTCTAAGATTAGGTCTTTGCCCGTTTTGCGCTGCCGAGAAGGCACTCGTTCCAGAAGATCACTTACATCACAGTCGAGAGCTTCGCAAATGCGATCCATGTGCTCGTAACTGATGCGCTCCGCCAGTTCGTTATAGTAGGCGGAAATGGTCGACGGACGGATGCCTGTTTCTCGTGCAAGTCGCGCCTGTGTCCAGCGTCGTTCACCTAACAAGCGGGAGAGATGATTTTTTATCACCTTATCGCCCCTGCGACCATTCTAAAATAATCCTTAGTGGGGCGTCTTCATTTTGGTAGGATATAACGCTTTCCGTTACAATTCATAGTTGCGAACAAGGACTTCTTTGTAGCCGTCCACACTTTGCGCAGACAGCGTATTACGCCGCGAAACAGGCTCAATAATGCAGTCGGCATACAACTCCCGCACCTGTGGGCAATCATTGTAGGACAGCAGGAAGCGGCCCTTGATGCTGTGAAGCACGTCGACCAGCCGTTTGTGGTCGCTTTCTTGAAAGCGGGCGCGGTAGTATTTTTCGGTTTCAAAATATGGCGGATCGCAATAAAACAGCGCGTTTTCCCGGTCATAGGTTTTAATCAGATGCTCAAAGTCAAGGTTTTCAATTATGACCCGGCGAAGCCGTTCCTGCACTGCAGGGAACGATGCAGAAATGTTGCAGACGCCTTTCGGAGCAGTTGCAAATGTGTGGCGGTCTGTTCCAAAGCTGGCCTTAATAAGGTATAGGCTGCGTGCCGCTCGCTGTATGTCAGTCAACCCGCGCACCTGCTCCTGTGCCAGACAGTCAAAGAACACTTCCCGCGCATCTGGGAGCATATCAAGTTCATGCTGCAGGGCGTCCGGGTGGTACTTGATGCAGCGGTAGATGTTGACAAGTTCCGCGTCATAGTCATTGAACACTTCCATGACTTTGCTGCTCGGCTCACGGCCAAACAGTACCCAGCCTGCGCCGCCGAACACCTCAATATAGCGTCCGATGTCCGCAGGCATACGCTGCAGAATCTCATTGCGCAGGGCACGCTTGCCGCCAATCCATCCGATAAAACTATTCATGCAAATCATCCTTTCTGGGGCGAAAAGGTGATTTTATGGGGGGAAACTACGACTTTTTTTCATTCTGCGTTCCAAAATAGAACGCAACGACCATTGTTGCGATGGTGAGAAACTTGTCCGGCTCGACGCTTCCGTTGAGAGACAGCACGGCCAGCACAACGATAATAACCAGCGTGACGATGGTTTTCACCTTCAACAGCGCAGTGAGGGCTTCCAAAAGTTGCTTCATAAAAGGCCTCCTTTATGCCCAGTGACTCGTGTAGAGTTTCGCGTCAGTCAGCTTGCGTTCCTTGCAAACCGCCAGCACAGCGTCTGCAACAGCCTGCGCCACGCTGCGGATGCAGATGATCTGCAAGTGATTCTCAGCATTAGTGTAGCTGTCTGCCGTCGTGCCGTGTTCCTTGCAGACCGCAACAACTGCGGCGGCATCGCCACTGCTGACAGGGCCAACAGTGATGTTCTGCAAAAGAGAAGTGACAGCTTTTTCGCTGTTGGCAGGGATTTCTGCAGGCTTGTCCGCTGCCGGAGCAGCGCCATAGATGCCTGCCTTGTTGGGGATAGCTGCATAGGCCGTAGGGTCAAGCCCCTTGCCGCTGGCCGTGGCTCGCACTTCAAAATGACAGTGCGGGTGCGTGCCCTCTGCATTGCCTGTCTCGCCCATGATGGCAAGCTGCTGGCCGCTGATGACGCGATCACCGACATCGACAAGCAAGCGGGAGCAATGGCAGAAGTACATGAAATTGACCGCATCGGGGGTCTGGTCGGCATCAAGCTGGACACAAACATAATACCCCCACTCCCACGTTCTGTCGGAATGGTCGGTCACGATACGCGCCCGCGTCACACGGCCTTTGATGGGCTTCTGCGTGCCGTCGGGCATCTCATAGTACGGCATGAGGATAATGTCGCTGTCGACGCCCACGATGTCCATGCCGCCGTGCCATGTCTTTCCGCCGCCGCGTGTCATGCCGTAGCAGCCATAGCTGTACTTGATCTGCACGCGGCCATCAAAAATGCTTTTTCCCATAGAGTGTACCTCATTTTTGTGCAAAGAAAAGAGCACCCCTTGCAGGGTGCTCGCGGATACATGATTTACAGCAAAGCCGCCGTTTTTTCCCGCCAGACGGCAGGAACTTGTTCCAGCGTCGTGCGGCCCATGCGGATTTGTGTCGCGTAAAATTTAGCCATTGTATACCACCTCCGCCAAATCATAAACGGCTGCCTCAAGGGCATCCAGACGGTCAGAGGCAGTCACAGGCTCAGCCTCGCGCGGCGGCTGATAGTCCCACCACGAATCGAAGTCCGCCGTGACTTCTTCCTCGGTGACTGCGGACGCAACGCGAATCTGGCGCTCATCGCAGTTCCAGACCGTCTGCTTGTTGCCCTCTTCGTCGGTGATTTTCTCGGACGCAATATCCTTGCGCAGGATAATGTCCGTCGCGCCATTCAGTGCGAACACCTGCACGGCAGCGGGCTTTTTAACATACTGCTCCATGCGTTTGCTCCTTTAACAGTAACTGTTTACTATGCCACGATACAGAACGTTTCGCAGCGCGGATAATTTTATAGACGTTGTACTTCTGGCAAAAGCCACGGCTGTCGCTGTGCTTGATTTCGCCCCACTGACTCATAATGCGCTGTGCTCTCCACCACGGCACATGCCCCAAAGCATCCAGATCGCGCTGGGCACGCAGGATTGCCCGCCGCAGTTTGACAAAGTTGCGGCCTCGGATGATGGTATAAGTGCGGCGTACCACATAGCCCATCATATCAAGACCCGGCGTGCGCTGATGGCTGCCAGCCTTGCGGCGCTTGTTCTGTTGGCGCTCGGCATCAAAGGACGCAAAGTGGATAATATCCCACGCACTCTTGATTGTCAGCCCCAGCGTCTCCTTTGCCCATCTGGTGGTGTCCTTCATCACTTTTGTAAGGTTGGATATGCGCCCATACACAGTGATGTCGTCGGCATAGCAGCAGATGGCAAGGATCATCTTGAACGACTTTCCACGCCGCACCTTGCGATGGGAGAGGATGTACCGCAGCACATAACTCATAACATAATTGAACAGCCAGCAAGGCAGATACCCGCCAATTAGCAGAACGCCGTCCGGGTAGTTTGCCATGACGGCCTCCACAAGCCACAGCAAGGGCTTATTCTTTCCGATGTCGCGGCGCAGAAGATTCATAACGCATTCGACTGTCGTGGAAGGATAAGCCTTTTTAACGTCGCATTTTGCGGCATCGGTCTTGTTATGGAGCATCCGGCGAAGGATGCGTTCGTTCTGCCGCTTCCCGGCAATCTGTCCTTTTCCGGGCAGACTTCCATACTGGATCGGCAGCAGCTTTGCGCGGAAGAGCGGGTCGAGCGCTCCCTTTGCAATATATTCAAAAATCCGCTGCCACGGACTTTCCTCGCAGATGTTGCGCAGCTTCCCGTTTTCCCGCAGTTGGAACTGACGCACAGGCTCAAACGAAACGCTGCGCGCCAGAATGTCGGCATGAGCCTGCTCGGCCACGGCGTCAATGGCCGTTAGGCTTTTGTTGCAAGTACAATTTCGGATTTCTTCACGCAGTTCAGCCCGCGTGATTTTCCCGGTAGACACTAATAAATTTTGAAATCTTCTCTTTGACCGCTTGCCAGTAAAGCACAGATGCACCTGCTCCTTGATAAAATCAAGGCTCTCGATGTTGATCTCCGCTGGCTTGCAGTACGTTTTCACCAGTAAATCCTCCTTTGATTTGTGTCGTCGGCGGCGTCCGCTCTCGCTACTAGCCCCCGCTGGTTTCAAACACAATTTTCCCGATATGGGCGGATTATACGGTGCAGTATATAATGTATGGTGTAATCGACAAATCAGCCACGCCAGCCGAGCCATTCCAATTCCTATTGCCCGTTGTATTGTTAGAATTAGCCGCCGCGAGCGAGGCATTGCCATTGTTATTAAGGTTGCAGCAACGCCACGAGGCCCGCACGCCGGAGGTTGCAAGCCCCACATAAAAGCCTGCCTTAACACCTGTTCCACTGCCTGCCGTAGTAGATACTTTAGCGGGCCACAGAACGCCTTTATCCTTGCTTACAGCGGTATCCTCGATATACCGCCAGCCGTCTTTTTCACTGGCGGCAAAAGTCAGCGTCAAGTCCTCCTGCTTCGTGTAGTCTGCCGTGATAGAGCCTGTCGTGACCTTGCTCTGGTCGTGGCAGGTATACAGGTCAAGGGTATAATTTCCGTCAGCATCTTTGCCCCACTGCATGAACTCATCCGCGAGGATCAGATACGAGCCATTTTGGAACTCCGTGCGCTGGATAAGGCCCGGTTCCTTGCCACTTGTCGGGCTGTATCGGCTGCCATCATAGCCCTGCACAGTATCGTTCCAGCCGCTCCAATAGGGCATCGTGGAGATGTAGGTGACGCCCGCTTCGGTGTCAAAGGCGGTGTCCGTCTCGATGTTGACCGCCTTGTAGGCTGTGCCGCCGATGGTGATGTCCGTGATGCTGGCAATGCGTTTGTTTTTTGCCAGTTTGTACATGCTGGCAACGCCGCGATCCGCGCTCGTGCCTGTACCCTTATCGCCGATAATGACGCTCGACCCGACAAACAGGTTGGCCGCCTGCGCTGCCGTCAGCAGGACACGCTTCACGCCGGATTCTCCGGCAGCCGCAGTATACTGATAATTGTACCCGGTGCAGCCCTCAATCGTACCGCTGTTGCCCTTGCGGGCGTATTTCAGCCGGATCATGGCAAGCTGCCATTTGAGCAGTCTGCCGGATGCGCCCGCATACTGTGCGCCGCGCTTGCGCCACAGACCCACATTGTCGCTGTGGCTGGAATAGTTGATGGGCGGACGGCCACTGCCACAGCCGATGAGGCCGTCGCTGTCAAATCCGGCAGCATACTTCGGGTTTGCAATGTAGCCGTAGACAGTGCCGTTTTTATCCGTACCCTGCGGCCACGTTTCATACCCGGTGCTGGGGTGGCAGCGCATTTTGAAATAGCGATAACCGCCCTCATCCCATTCTTTCGTGTAGGTGTTCTTCTGCAGTACCCAGCACAGGTGCTTGCTCCGGCGCACATCGTCATAGCTATCGATGAACTCGACGGCATAGATCGTGTGCGTGCCGTCCGCATTTTTCTCGGCGGCGACTTCCAGTGCCCAGAACTGCGGCAGTTTGGCGAAGTCGTCACGGTTGGCCGCAGCCTCGGTGCTGGGCGTGCAGACAAGTCCGACGCTGTCATCGGTTGCCTCGCCGATGGCGCTCTGACTGGTAGCAAACAGAGGTTCTTTCGTGCCATGCACGCGGTTGTCGTCCAGCACCGTGCCGAACCAGCGCTCGCACAGTTCATTGCGCGTCGTCACGCCCTCCTTCCAGCAGATGTTCCACCAGTCCACGAAGAGTGTATTGACTTCCTCAACGCTTTTTGCCGCGCGAACGAGGCTGCCATAAAGGCGGTCAATGGCCGCTGCGTTTCCGCTGGCAATGATGCTGGCTTTCTGCACGGCCACGAGTTCCCGCAGCGTGCTGTCGCGGGGAAGATTAACAGTTTCTGCCATGATAAAAACTCCTTTAAACGGTGTTTAAATTAGTCGGCCACGACGGCATCCAAGCCGCCGTCAGTGTCGTTGATTACGAAAGTGACGCGCTGCACATCCTGCTTTTTGGCAAGTGCCGCGAAGATCACCTTATTCTGGACAGGACTGGCGCTGGTGTCGCTCAGTGCATCATCCACGATCACACGGCCCGCCAGCTCCTGCGCCGTGTCGCGGGCGGCGGCAGCCCGCTCCGCAGAGGTCTTGGCTGCCGATTCGCTGTTGGCTGCGTTGCCCGCGCTCTTCTCGGCAGCCTTCTGCGCGTTTTGCGCCGCAGTTTTGGCGGTGTCCGCATTTTTTGCCGCCGTTTCGGCTGTCTGGGCTTTGGTCGAGACGTCCTTCTGGATGTTTTGCATCTCCGTCAATTTCTCGGCTACGCCCTCCTTGATAACCTTAGTTGCCGCATCGCCAGCCGTTTTGGCGGCAGCTGCTGCATCGTCTGCCGATTTCTTGGCGGCCGTAGCGTTGTCGGCGGCAGACTTTGCAGCCTTGTTTGCATCGCTGGCCTGCGTCTCTGCATTTTTAGCGCTGGCCGCCGCGTCCTGCACCGCCCGCCTGACTTCGGCAGCGGTCTGCTGGATGTAGGCTCGGAGGTCAAACCCGCCGATATCCTCGGCGCTGGCCTCGATGCCGTCGTAGACCGTGCCCGTTCCGATGCGACTGTGCCACTCGTGCTGTACCTTGCCCTCGCCGTTGACCTGCTTGGCGCAGACCGCAAACTTGAGGCTGCCTTTGTATGTGAGGGCGCCCTTGCCGACCAGCCAGTCAAACTCGATACCATCGCTGTCAGCGATGATGCTGTCGATGGGGTACTCGTTCGGCTGCTTGGCCGAGTTTTCGGTGCAGACCTTCCATGCAAAGCCCACAGCGAGGTCGTTTCCGTCCACGATTCTGCCGTTGATGCGGAAATGCTTCCGGGCCACATTATGCTCACCGGCCACGCCGAAGGAGCGCTCGCTCTCGGGCACTGTAATTTCTCGTGTCTCGGCGTTGATTACGATTGGTTCTGCCATGGTTTCACCTCTTATCAATAATAGGCAAGAATAAAGCGAACGCTCGCATCGGACGCGCATTGCGCCCAATACTGGCTCCCGCTGTTTATGCCCGCGCCCTGCAAAATGTTGTCAGAGGCATACTGACTCCCGGCATATTGAACGCCAACCAGTGTACCGCCACTGAAATTGAAGAGGTTTTGCCCTCTATGGCAGCTTTGCCATACCTCTGTCACTTGGATGCCCTTCGCCGATACCATTCCGCCCCCTGCATGGTATCCTTCCGGGATAGTTACCACACCACCCGGCGTAATCGTTGCGCTCCATCCGCTGCGGTCCGGCATGCTACCGCCGAATCCCAGACCGTTTTGGCTGGATGCGCTCACGCCGCTCAACAGATGCTCGGCCTGTGCGTTGCCGAGGTTGGTTGCCGCCACGCCGAGACCTCCCTCGGTGTAGCCGTCCTGCTTGTACATCTTGAGCTTGCCACTCTCGATGGTCAGCTTGTCGGCATCGGGCCAGCTGCCGTGGTTGCGCATCATGCCTATTTTAAGGGCCTTGTTTCCCGCGTAAAATGGCGCACCTGCCAGCACTTGCGCCTCGCTGGCGGTGGCCCGTGCCAGCTTGCCGTTGGATAATCCACCGCCGCCGTTAAAATTTAGCTGTGCGCCGTCAAATGTGAACAGCACCCAGCGCCCGGCCACAACGCAGTCACCGTCCACCGCATCTGCGCCGCAGTAGGCGGGCACTGCCGTACCGTTGACTTTCCATGTATCACCGCTGGCCCATGCGGCAGGAATTTTGCAGCGTCCAACAGCGCCCGATCCAGTCAGCTGATATACTTTCCCTTCTTTTTTACAGGTATACATCTGCACTGTCACATTGACAGCACCGAGTTCCGCAGGATCATATTCTGCAAAGGCTTTCGCCACACGGTTTTCCAGATCGTTCATCGTGGTGGCATCAAAGGCGTCACCCTCTTCCATGACAAGACCTTCTGCGCGGGAGACTTCATACTCATTGTCGTTTTCCGTAGGAGTCAACCTACGGCGGGCAGGATGCTCGCTCTGGCGGTCATTCCACACTTTCTTCTCAAACATTAAATCACTCCAATCTCTTGTCCGGCGCAAATTTCTCCGGCGTACTGCTTTACGCTGTTGCGCTGCCACAGTTCGTGCAGACTCCACAACACCTGCTCCATGTCATTGATGGCGCTGTACAGCGTGCTCGGCGCTGTGGGAATGTTCGGTGTACCGGGCAGCGTGTAGTATGCAGCCCGCACAGTGGCGAGGTTGTCCAAAATACGCTGCATCTGAGCGCGGGTCAGCAGCCCCAGCGACGTCCATGTGCGGGTGTCGATCTCTACGCCCAGAAGCTGCGCCATGTGGGCGGTGTTGCCCTCGATGCGATTTAGCAGTTCTGCCGTGATATAACACTTTTCCGCTCCTGCTGCCACATCGGCGGCAGTTCGGTCATAAACAGGCGTCTGCCACATTAGATGAAACTCCTTTCGCCTGCGTGGATTTCTTCGCCCGCATAGGCTGCGGCATTGTTGGACAGCTTACGGCCCACAATCTTCGCGTCGGCCAGAAAGCCGCCAGTCAAATCAAATTCCAACTTCGTAACAACACCGCGCACCATTTCACCGCCGAAACTCTCCACGATCAGACGGTCAGCCAGCTTCTCATCCCCGGCGACCATGCGGAAGGTCTGCTCATAGCGCTGGGCGTAGTAGTCCAGCACGCGGGCGGCCACTGCGGCAGCCCTGTCCGGGCTTACAAGGGTCGCGTCCGGCACGGACACTTCATTGCCCTGCGCGTTTGACGGCAGATTTGAGGCTTCTCGCCGCAGGACGGTAGCGCTGTCACTGTACTTGCGCCCGGTCACGCAGACTTCGGCAGCCTTGCTCACGGTCAGCGTGCAGTGGTTCACGCCTCGTTCGCTCAGCTCTGCGCCCCTGACGGCCAGACTGTCGGCCACTGCCGGAGCATCAAATGTCACACGGTAAGTGCCCGGTTCAAGGGTGTCTTTGTACAGTTCCTCCGACGCCTCACCGGGGATATAACGGTGCGCTGTCACCGACACCGCAGTTACAAGCGCAAGGAGCGTGACTTTGCTGCCGTCCTGCAGGCGGCGATCTGTTCCAATCAGACCACTGGCACGCTGCGGAGCGGGCACGATTCGGATGATTTCGCCTCGGCTGCAGTCCACCACCGCGCCAATGGCAAAGGCAAGCTGCTGCAGCGCTTCGCGCCGTGTTCCGGCAGGGATGTAACCCTGTATCCGTTCTTCGCCCAGAACGCTGTCCAGTGTGTAAGGATAGCCGCTTAGGATTTCCGCTGCCAGCGACGCCACATGGGTGTCATATACTCCGCCGTCAAATGGAGAGCCATCAAGCAGGCCGATGGTGTCGATTGCCGTAAAATCGGCCAGTGTGTCATCCTCGTTCGACCAGTCGTCCAGATAGAACGTGCCCATGCAGTAGCTTGTCGTGCTCGTATCGTGGGCGCTTCGGCGCACATCCTCCCACACAGTCAGCTTCTGGCGGTGCTGCAGCACATCAAAATAGCCCTCCGGGTTTAAGATGGAGAAGCGGCCCTCTTGATTGAAGAGCGTTAGGTTCAGTGTGTTTATGCTGACCTCTGCGCTCAGCGGGTCACATTCCTCCAACACATGAGCCTTGATGATCTCCTCTCCGGAGAAGTGCAGATACACACCATAGTCAATCCCGGCCAGCTTCAAATACCGCCCCGGCTTGTTCGTCTCCAAAAACATCAGTTGGATGCGGCGATAGTTCTCCACCTTGTGGGCGCAGTAGTAGTCCACGGCGTCCGGAGTGAACATGGTTACGGCCAAAAGGCCATCGTTGGCATCGTACCACTGAATTTTGACCTTGCTCGCCCAGTCATCTGTCGGGGAGTAGAAATGCAGTGTCAGACCGCTGCTACTGTGATTCTTGTCGAAGCGGATATTCAGCACGGGCGGATTGGCAAAAGCACCGTTTCCGTTCGACTGTTCCGTGCTCCAAAAGCCCCAGAAATACTGCCGAGGCGTTTCGGGAAAAAACAGGAAGCTGCCGTCCATGAGCCATTGCCGCGTTTCCAGCGTGCCGTACTTGTTCTGATTCGGCACGGATTCCAACAGTAAATCCTTGCTTAAATTGCAAAAATCCTTTGCATCCTCCGTGACGGGGGCGCTGTCGCTCCGCGCAGTGACATCGTACAGGCCGAACTCCACGCGGGTGCTTGTGTTCATGGTCGTTCGCCTCCTTTATGTCCTTGCAGGCTTCTGGGCAATAAAATTCGCGGTCAGATTCTTCCAGTAGTTTTTTTCAGCCTTTTTCCGCAGCAATTCGTCGCCGACATTGGAAAAGTAAGCTGTAAAGGTATAGTCGCCGTCTTCATCTGGCACTGTAACCTCATGGAACTCCACAGGCTCCGTCAACTTGTCCCACAGTCGGGCGTATTCCTTGCGATCCAGCCCCGGCCCAAATTGCAGCTTGTAGTTGAAGTACACGCCAATCAACTCGCGTCTGAGGTGGCCGTTGGCGAGGCGCTCCGCGTATTTATCCAGAAAATCCGCGCTGCGCTTTACGCTTAGCACGTCGATTTTGAATTGTTCGCCGTCAATTACGATCATCAGTTTCCTCCCACCACAAGCCGCGCACCACGGCGGACTTTTTCTTTGTCGATGTAGGGCATCAGCAGGCGCACAAGCTGTTCCAAACCGCCGCTGGCGGCAAAGCGGATTGTGATGTCCTGCCCGCCCCACTCGGCCAACACCTCGGCCAGCGCCTGCTGGATTGTTTCAAGAGGTGCTTCCACATTCGTGCCGTTTGTCTGGTCGCCCAGCACAGCGAGAAATTCGTGATTTGCCGGAATGACTGCGCCCTGTGCCAGATAGGGAATTTGCGGTGCGGTGATGGGGTCGATGTTGAATCCAACCTTAGCCGTGCCCAGTGCATCCTGTGCAAATTCGGGCACATCAAAACAGAAGCCGTTCAGCAGACCGATGACAGCGTTCATGCCGCCAACAATCGCCGAAATCATGCCGTTTATGATGCGGATGATGCCGTTGACCGCGCCGCGCACCACAGAGGTAATGCCATCCCAAATAGAGGATACCGTATCAGCCAGCGCCGACCACGCGGCAGTCCAGACAGCGTTCAGCGCCGCCCCTGCCATCGACAAGAGCAGGGAAAGACCCTTCCAGAAATTGCTCCATGCGGTGGTGATGTCCTCCCAAATCTGCATAGCCGCCAGCTTGATAATCAGCCAGCAGGCCGACCACGCTGCTTGCAGCGCCGCGCCTGCCATGCGTAAGGCGAGGTCAATTCCTTTCCAGAAATTGCTCCAGCCTGTGGTGATGCTCTCCCAGATTTGCAGGCCGAGCAGCTTTATCGTCAGCCACAGAGTATCCCAGATGTGCTGCAGATTCTCTCCGGCAGTGTTCAGCGCCTGTGCCAGATCGGCAAGTGTCTGTGAAAAGTTCTGTTTGATTTCGTCCCAGTGGGTCACAAGATAATTGATGATGACCGCCGCGATAGAGGCCAGCACCGCCAGCAGCAGAACAGGCCATGCACCGATGGCCGAGATGACCGTGACGATCAGCGAGCCGAGGCCGCTCAAAATAGCAGGAAGCACCGTGTCAAGAATAAACGCGCCAATCACAGGCAGCAGGCTCACGGCCAGCGCCGCCATAAGAAGCGGCCAGCAGTTGGAAATGAGTTCGGCAACCTGCGCCAGAATACCGACCCAGTCTACCGCCTGCAAGCACTCCATGATTTTGCTGCCGACAGCGTCCCAGTCAACTTGACCGAGAATCGTGTTGATGGCCTGCAGCACATCCAATGCCAGCGTGCTCAACGCAGAGAACAGCCCCGGCCAGTCAATCGCGGCAATCATCGCCACGATGTTGTGCCCGAGGTCATTCCAGTTTGTGCCCTGCACCGCCGCAATCAGCGCGTTCAGCAGGCCGATGGCAAAGCCGCCCACACCCAGTCCAGCTTCCAGCCACGGAATGTTGGTGATGGCAGAATTGATGCACGTTGCAATGCCATTGCCTAAATCCGTCCAGCCGCTGTAATGCAGCACAAAGTTATACAGCGTCAGAATGGCTGCACGCATCCCATCCGTCAGCACACGCCCCAGCGTGTCCCAGCGCAGTTCAGCAACAGCAGTTGTCAGTCCTTCGGCAATGCCCGCGCCCAGACTGTCCCAGTGGATGCGCTGCATCAGCGTGTCCGCAAAGAGCAGCGCCGTGTTCAGTCCCTGTGCAATGGTGTGTCCGATGGCAGTCCACAGGCCCGGTACTTCGATAAAACCATTGATGCAGTCGGCAATGTTTGTTGCCCACTGCACAGCCTTATCCTGTATATCCGGCCATGGGATGGCGTTCAGACTGTCACGCAGCTTCTCGCCGATCAGCTGCCCGACCTTGTACCAGTCGCCCTTCTCTATGGCATCAATAATGCTGTCAAGGAATGGATTCTCCGCAGAAAAGTCGAAGTCCGGGGTAATGCTGTCTGCTCCACCACCGCCCCCGCCGCTGCTATCGTCGGACTGCTTGTTCAGCACGTTCAGTTCGTCAAAGGCGGCCAGTTCACCATTAGCGTCCTTGACCTTCTTCGCTGCGCTGCCCGCCGCCGATCCGACGCCGTTCATAGCCTTGGCTGCTCCGGCGCTGGCGGAGATTGTGCGCCCGGTAAAGAACGCCACCAGCCGCGCAATGTAACTGAACACCATCGCCGCCGCATTTGCCAGCGCAGTCAGCGCGGGGGTAAGTATCTGAATGATGGGCGCGGCTGCCGTGGCCGCTGCGCCCTGCAAGTTGCCGAGCGCCGTCCGCAGGCTGGACGAAGACAGCAGCGCCGTCCCCATCCAGTTCGTCAGCGTCCGGAGCCCGGAGGAAAGCACATTGAACACCAACGCGCCGGACACCAGCCCTGCCAGCCGCTTGCGGAAGTGTTCCGTGCTCTGCGCAGCCCGTGCCAGCCGTTCCTGCACACTCTGGGCTTTGCTTTTCACAAAATCAAAAGCCTTGCCGCCGATAGAGCCTATCGCGGACAGTGACCTTTTCAGAATCTTACTCACTGATGCCGCGTTGAACAGCTTTGAGACGAAGGCGTCCATCGCATTCGCTGCACGCTGCACATTGGATACATCCACCTGCGCCGCTTGTGCAGCCTGCGCGGCGTTGGCAACAGCCTCGGCCTGCCGGGTCGCCTCATCCTTCTCCTGTGCAAGCTGGGCAGTCAGTTCGGCGTGCCGTTGCTGCAGTGCCTGCACGGCGGCATCCTGTGCGTGGTAGGCATCGGCGGCAGCCTGCACAGCGGTATCCTGCTGCTGCAACTTTGCGGCCAGCTTGTCGCTCAGCGTTTCGTCGCCCTTGGATGTGACGCCGAACTTCGATTTGCGTCCGGCATCCAGTCGAGCGTTTACTTCGTCGAGAGCGGCAGCCGTTTCGGCAGCTTTCTGGCGGGCGGCTTCCAAATCGTCCCGCAGCTTATTCCGTTTGGTCGTAGCCGAGCCGAGGCCCTTTTCCACCGCATTGATTTCTCGCGCGGTTTCTTTGGCCTTGGCCTGCAACTCTTTTAAGTCTGCCTCGGCCTTTCGGTTATTAAAGCGCGTATTGATAACGACTGATGCCATAGCTTCACCTCCCCAGAAGATCCAACAGCCTTTCCTTTTCGGCCTTATCCTCGGCACTTTCTGCCGCATGGATTTTAATAACGGCAGCGTTCTCGCGGGCAAATTCCTGCTCGGATTTGTCCAGCATTTTACCGCGTGCTCGCTTGTTTCGGATGTTCACCACCTGCGCAAACAGGCCATCGCCGATGCCATGAAATGCACCGAGAAATTCCCACCAGTGCAAATACCCGCATCGGCGGCAGCTATACCCCAGCACTTTGTCCACAGCGGGTGCGATCAGAGCAGCATCCTGCTCCCAGTCCACCAGCCGGGGGCGGAAGCCCTGCTTCTCGTCTTCTTTTCCCTCGTTGATAAAAGTAAAAGCCGCCCGAAGCGCAGCGTTTGCGTCGGGCAGCTCTTTCCAGCGGGGATATAGAATTTGCAGGCAGGCAACGTACTGCTCCTGCTGTGTCAGGTCGGGGTCAGTCAGCGCAGCCAGTGCATCCAGTACGGCGCGAAAATCCGAGCGGATCGCAAAGCTGCGCCCGGCCACCTCGACGGTGGTGGGTAATTCCCATGCACTCATGCCTGCTGACCGGGGGCAAGCCCCTTGCTGAAGTCGGCATAGACAGCGGTGTGCTTTTTAAGCCGCGCTTCGGCGGCAGCGATTCCGGCCTTGTGCGCCTCCTCCACCAGAGGGGCAACAGCTTCCAGCACCTTTTCAAAGACAAAAGCACCGTCATCGGCAAGAGCCAGCGCCGAAAGTCCGCCAAAGAAAACCGAGGACACATCACTGCCAAACACCTTGTTCAGTTCGGCCTTGATGGTCGTATCCATTGCGAGAATCTTTTCAGGTGTCATGTCCTGCTTGGCCTGCTCCGCCAGTTCTGCGATGGCATTGCGTGCCGAGACGAAGCGCCCGGAAATGCCGATGTCGGCAGGGTTGATTTTGATAACGCCCAGCAGTGTGCCGTCGGCGTCTTTCACGTCATAGCTTTTGACGCCGCGATCAATAACCAGTTCCATGTTGACTGCTCCTTTCACGCCTCGGCGGTAAATGTTTTCGTGGTGGGATTGAACGTGCCCTTGGTTTTAACACCAGTATAATGCACATTGAACGGAATCTGATAACCTGTGGTGTCGCCGCCGTAGCTGCTGACCTCGATGTAGCATTCTTCCTGCACCGCAGGGAACGCGTCGCCACTCTGGGCATCCCACAGCTTGACCTCTACGATGTCGGTCTTCAGATCATCCAGAACCAGATCGTTGTCGATAATGCTCTGCAGCTTCTCAAACAGCGGATCGCCTTTCTCGGCGTAGTAGGGGCTGACCTCGCCCTGCTTCTGGTAGCTGTCGATGCTGACAGTCTCGTTGCCGAGAATGTTGGTTTTCTTTTCGACGTTGGCGGACAATTCCGGGGAGTATTCCTCCAAATCTTTGCCCAACCGCACATAGCTGGCTGTGCCATCATCTGCGGCAAAGGTTGCATTCAGATAATGCGCCATGTATTTGCGTTCGATTTTCATGCAAAATCCTCCGATTCATAGGTTTTTGTGTAGCGCAGGCTCAGCACGACCATATAAGTCGCCGTGCCTTCGGCCTCCGCTTCGTACAGCACGCCGTTCTGGGCGCGGGCGATGACAGGCTCTTCGGCGTCGCCAAAGTTCGGAGCAAGGCCGTGGGCACTCTGCTCCTGCACCCAATGCTGGAAGTCGTTGACCCAATCTGCGTTGATCTTCGCGCCCTCATCATCGCCTGCGCTTTTGGCAAAAGTAAAGTACAGTCCGAAGTTGCTCTGATTTGTGACGCAGACCGCGCCCGTGATATAGGTGCGGCGTTCAATTTCCTGCAGCCCCTGCGGGAAGACCGCGCCGCTGCTGGGCACTTGGTCGGTGTAGTCGACATGCCAATCTTTTAAGATGTCATGCCCCTCATAGGTGCGCAGCCATGCAATGACCTGTTCAAGTTCACTCATTCGCCAGACCTCTTTCCAATATAGCGTTCCAAGTCGGCAGCCAGCGCATCACCCTCGGCAGCCACAAGCGCACGATCCCAATGCCCTCCGGCAAGGGGATTCTTTGTCCTTGTATAGTTCAGCGGTTTCCCGCTGCGGCTCACGCCGTTATACAAATAGACTGCCTGCAGCTCTTCGGTTACGATCTCCGGCACGCTGGGGTCGGTCTGGGCGACGGTCAGCTTGACGGTCGCGCCTGTACGGTAGGGCATATACTTCTTGACGCGCCGCAGCACATTCTTAGTGTGGAACATTTGCGCATCGCCTTGCTCATCCAGTCCCACTTCCTGCAAAATCTCTTCTGCGGCGGGAAAATCCAGCGTGACTCTCATTGCTTACCGCCTGCCTCCACATGGTACAGAACATTGCGGCACCCCATGTCCCGCACCCAGCCCACAGTAACCACGCCGGGGCGGTTAGCCGGGACGAAGCTGCCCCACTGTTCGCGGGTGGTGATTTCTTCCCCAATGCCCTCCACAATGCGATCCCCGCATTCCAGCACATACACGCCGGGGATGCCGTTAAAAAGGGCGGGGGCAGCCCTCCGCGCGTTTTTGTTGGGAATTACCAGCAAAAATTCGTCACAGGATTTGCCCCCGCTTTTATCAACGGTCCGCACGGTTTTACGCTCAAAGTACGCGCCATGAATTACGCAGCGCGTCACCCGGAAGGGATTATAACACGCATGGTACACGGTAACGGTCTGGCAGCACAGGTCATAGATCGGCGAACGAAGCGCTCCCTCATACCGCATCAGCTGCACCCCCTGTACACATCAGCATACAAGCACAGAATGCGATAGTATTCTGCCGCCTGCGCCTTGGGTGTCGCATCAATGGTTGCTGCCGTGTTGGAGGCGTAGCTTTCGCTTACGCTGCCAATCGTAACGCTGGCCGGAGCAGCCACAGCACCGCTCTGTACATCGGCAAACCTGCGCTGGGCGTCAGCAATGGCACATACAGCCGTGTCGCGGGCGCTGTCGGTGGGATATTCCACGCGGTACAGCCGCTCGTATCGCCGAATCAGCGCATCGGCATCAGCATAAACGGTCTGCCACTCGTCCGGCTGGATGGCCTTGCCGCCATATTTGCAGACGTAAAACTCGTAACTCGTCATGGGTTTACTCCTTGGCCGCCGTCCTCTTTGTGCGCTTAGCGGGCTTTTCTTCTGCCGCCGTGTCCATCACTTCGGGGAACGGCAGTTCCACCGCTGCCTCGGCGGGCGGAGCATTGTCCGGCACAGGCTGCGCGTTGACCGCAGGGATCGGCTCGGCGGCGGGCGGGATGTATCCGATAATAGCCATAGTAAATCCTCCTTACGCCTTGTCGTGGCTGAAGTACATGCCAGACAGCATATTCTTGTATGCCTTGGCGATGCCCACCATGCGATAGCCGAAGACGTAGGCATCCGCGTCCGGGTTGTTCTCCGGGGCGATGATCTTCGGGGCGGCGTGCTTCGTATACTGGATGAGCGCATCCTTCTGGACGATGGCGAAGTTGATGTTGGCCGCGCCGGTTGCCTTCGTGTAACCGCCGGCTTCCTCCCCGGTCTTGCCGGAAAGCTGCTTGATGGCCGTGTAGAAGCGGCGCTGGGGAACCTTGATGACCTGCTCGAAGCCTTCCAGAACCTTCTTGCTCTTCGTGGTGTCCATATCGTTGATGCCCTGCAGCAGCGTCGGCGTGATGAACAGGTAGCGCCCGGTGGCGGTGACTTCCTCATCGTCCATGGCCGTCACGGCAGCACTCAGCGCCGCAACGGTGGCCGCGCCATCGGCAAGCGTCTCTTCCTTCTTCGTGACGCCGCTGATGCCGCAGTAGGACGCAAAGCGGAAGGCGTCCAGTTCGGGCACAACCTTGTCACGGATGAACTGAGCGGACAGACGGCCAAAGGCAAGGCCAGCGGTTTCCAGATCGTCCATGACGTCCACGTCAAAGCGGCGGCCACGGTCAAAGTTGCACTTGACCGTCTCGTTCGTCATGGTGACGCCGCCCTGCACATAACCGCCGTTGCGGCTGTAGTCGGCCAGACCGTCCATGCTCATCATGGGGATGATGAGTTCGTTGGCGTTCGCGCCCTGCTTGGCGAGTTCGGGCGCACCGTCCAGCACGCTCGTAAGCGAGGCCAGTCGGTAGCACTCATCCAGCTTGGGGACAAAAGATTTTGCGAGTTCGATAGTGTTGCTCATAGGTTTTGCTCCTTATCTTATTCCATCGGCAGGCCCATTGCTTTGCGCAGGGCACTGTCAGAATTGTCGGTGGTCATGGCGGTGCGGCCCGTGCCTGCAGCATAGGGCGGCGGAGTTTCCTCGGTGTCGAACATATAGCCGCTGTCCTTCTGCAGGTCAGCCAGTGCGGCGGGAATGTCCTTGTCGGGGTCTTCGCTGCCGCGCAGGGCGTCCAGATCGAGTAGGGCGCGGATGGCCTTGCCGCTGCGCCCATGCGCGGCAGCAATAGCGGAATCCAGCTTTGCATCAAACTGCACCGCCGCAACGCGGGCATCCGCGTCTTTCTCGGCCTGCTCTGCCTTGGCCTGCCATTCCTCGGCACTCTTGCGCAGGCCGTCGATGTCGGTGTCCTTGTACTCGGCCAGCGCCTTGTTGGCGTCGGCCAAAGCCTCTGCCGCTGTACGCTGGGCGTCCTTGGCCGCGTCGTAGTCGGCCTTGGCGACAAAGCCCTTGTTGATCTCGGCGGCGATCTTGTTGTCGATTTCCTCATTGTACCCATCACCGAGGATGGGTTTCAGCCAGTCAAGCATAGGTGATCTCCTTCGTCTGTGTTGTCTGTGTCGCTATCGTCCTGCGCTTCATCGGCGCGGGAGCAGCTTCCTTCGGGTGGGATTTCGGGCTCAGAGTGATATCCCTGTAGCCGATCCCTCGGCAGATGCGGGTGCGGATCGGGCCGCAGATGCGGCGCGTGGTACTTGCCAACCCTGTGCGGCTGCGGGTGTGAGACGATCCGCTTGTTTTTCCTGACACGGAGCACGGGGCCGAAGGACTCCCAAAGCTGCCGCATAAAGAAATCAAACGCACGCTGTGGGTCGGCATAACAGGTTGTGTCATAGGTAATACAGAACATAAAGCACCTCTTGCATAATTTTGGGCACGAAAAAAGCACCGCTTTAAAAGCGGTGCAAATGGCGTTTATACAGTGTTTAAAGGGGCTTTGCTTTTTTGAACAGTTCCTTGAGGAAAGCATCGTGCTCCGCTTCCAGTTCGGCCAGCGGGCGCGGTGGGGGCTTGCTGGGGTCAAAGGCGATGCGCTCATCTTCCGCCGTCCAGTTGCCTGTTGCTTTAAGCAGATAGATGGAATCCGTAGTGGCGCTGCGGTCTGGGTCAGGTGTCCAGTCGAAAAAATCCGGCTCAGGATCATCCTCAGTATAAGGCCAGCCTCGCGTAAGGTCTGCTCGCCACTTTGCGATTTCTTCTGGAGTCGGAGGGTTATCTTGAAAATACGAGCCCATACTTAGCACCATCCCTTCGCAGTTCTTCAGCAAATGCAATACGCTGCGCAAGCGCGTCTTCGATTTTGCCGAATTCACCTTTATAGAGAGGATATTTCTTTTTTAAGGTCTTAAACCAGCCCTCGGCATTCTTTTGGGAATAGCCGAACACCTTCTCGCAGGTGAACAGCGCTCCGGCATTACCGACAGCGCCGATGCCCTGCATCTGAGGGCGCTTGATAAGCTGCTGTATATCCTCTGGGCTAAGTATACCATTGCTGGGGTGATTATGTAAAGAGTAATAGGGCACTTGCATCTCCGGGGGCTTGACCTTCATACTGTTCTGCCCGCCCACATAGTAGCCTGTGCATTTACCGTCTTTGGTGAAGTTCACGACAGCCTCTGTGCCGACTTCCAGCCCCTGCACCTTTTTCAGCACGCCTCTGGCGTATTCCTGCGCCAGACCGTTGACCTTGTTGGAAACGCCTTGAAAGAACGGCTTCGGCACAGCCCGGATGCGATCATCCGTGACGCTGTACAGTTTGTGCCCTGCGATTTCTACGTCCCGAAGTTGCTCCGGCGCAGCCTTTTTGTAGGCCCACACGGCCCGGTTGGACTGGCTGCGGCCAAACCCGGCCACCTGCAGGCGTTCGCTACGGGTGGGCAGACCCACGGCCTTGCAGAATCTCGCATACTCGGCCTGCACGACCCGCAGCTTGATTTGATGCTTCTGCAGATCGGGGCTTTCGGTTTCTTCGTCGGCCAGAATCTGGCGCTTGATGAGCCGGATGCCGTTTTCGATGCGGCTCTGCTCCTGCCCGGCCTCGTACAAGGTGTACCGGTAGCCATTGTACACAACGCCGCGCTCGTTGTCATCCTTGAATTTTTGAAGCTGGGCTTCGGTGTACTGCGGCGCGTTCACGCCTAAAATGATGGGGTTTGCCGTGTGCCCGCAGTTCAGGCGCCCGATGCGGCGCTGCAGGCTGTTGTTCAGTTTTTCAAATTCAGCGTCGCCGTACTGCCGCCCCTGTATCGGCTCATGGTCGGGGGCGCAGGCGGCGTGGGCACTGATTTCCCAGCCGTCGCACCCCAGCGCGTCATGGTCGGCGCGCTGGATTTCATCGTCCAACTGACCGAGTTGATCCATGATATACCGCCTGCAGGCGTATTCAATACCGACGCTGCGCCCGCTCTTTTGCTCAATGGTGCGCAGGCCGCGCTTCGCCAGTGGCGTCACGGCGCGGCGGATGGCCGTGTCCAAGTCCAGTGTACCTGTGGCAACCTGCCGGAAAGCAAAATCCATTGCGCGGGCGTAGGCTGTCTGCAATGGCTGCACCTTGCCCTCCGGCGTATCGGCCCACAGGTCACGCAGCAGTTCGCGGGTCTTGCTCTGGGTCATGCGGGTGTAGGCTTCGGTCATCCGCTTTAGACTGCCGTTTTCATCAAGGCCCAGGCTCTTGTCAGCCACATATTCAAACAGGCTGGCGATGACTTCCTCACTGATGCCGATCTGCTTCGAGACGGCCTGCTCAATGGCCTTCTTGCTTTCGCCCAATGCCTGCGCCCGATAAAGCTGGTATTCGGCAGTGTCAGTGATAGCCCCGGCCTTCTGCACGCGCCTGCTGATGTCCTTGATAAGTTCATCGATGCAGGGCTGCGTCATGGCAAGGGCGGCGTCGCTCAAGCCCGCACGCTGCTCAGCGGTCATGCGGTATCACCTCAACCTTCAAGGTCTTTCAACTCCGGCATATAGTTTTTGCGGATTTCGGCAAGGTCGGCTTCCGTCTCGGCGGGCAGGTCAAACTTCCACGCCAGCGCCAGTTCCGGCTTCAGCAGGCCCATCTGCACAAGTTCCTTGCGCTCCGTCCACTCTTGATCGGCATCGTACAGCACGCCGTTGCCCCATGTTACGGTAAGTTCATCCGCGCCCCACGCCGACGCATCGCACAGGCGGTATGCCTGCCCGATCTGGTCGCCGAGCCGGAGCGCAGCCTGCAGGGCGTCGTAGTACAGATGCTGAAAATCCATGATAGACAGGCTGTAGTCGCCCGCGCTGGAATTGATTTCCGTCGCCGTTTTGCTCACGGCCTCGGCGTCAGAGAGGATGCCGCGCTTAATGCCCAACAGATTCTCGATGGCTTTCAAGTAGGTCTGCCGCCGCGCCTCGTAGCTTTCATTGCGCAGCGCAGGCGCAAAGGATGTGATGCCGATGCTCTGCTCGTTGCCGTCCAAACCGACGAACACATCATCGGTCAATGATTTTTTGCCGTTGTGGGTGCGCAAAATATCGGCACTCGCCACAACGCGCATCCTGCCCAACTCAAACTCACGGCTAAATTGCAGTTCATTTTCGTTGATGCGGTGGATAAGCCCCATTGCAGGCTCGTAGATGGAAACTCCGTCCGCGCTGCCGTCTACACAGTTTGTGATGGGCATCCGCAGGAACACCATGCCGACGCCATCAATGGGCACGGCAAAGGTGTACTCATCTTCCAGCCGCTCATATTGTGGCAGGCTTGCCAGCGGCACGCGCCGCCCCAGTGTGCTTTTGTTGTCAGAGCAGTACAGGCGGTACCGAATCGTGAGCCGCCCGGCAAAGGATGTGCGCCGCTCGACCAGCGTGTAAAAATGATGGTCGGCAGATACAGACTTCTCGCACAGCGCCACATCCGAGGGGATGCCGCTTGCATCGCGGCCTAAAATAATGACGGAATCGCGTCCCACGATCTGCCATGTCAGCCGTCCATCCGGCATCGGTACAGGCTTTGCCCACGCCTCGCCGCCAATCATGGCCTGTGTCATAAAACTGGTCTTGCAGGCATCAAAGGTGCTGCGCACGCCGTCAAGGTATTTTGCCTTGGCACTGTCGGTATGCTGCAGGCCGCTGTCATACTCGCCGAAGGTTGCCTTGCACAGCTTGTTCACAATGGCATACGGCAGGCGCTGGCAGGGGTCTTCGGTTTTGGTCGGGACGCGGCCATACCATGCGGCATACCACTCTGCGATGGCGTGCTTCATAGCACTGCTGGTGGCATCCGTCATGCCCAGCGCCTCTTCAATGTTTTCGACTGCGTTGTTTGTCAGTGCGCGGATCAGAGCGCCCATCATGCTTTCCCCCTAGAGTAATTTTCCGAAAGCAGCGCGGCCACAGGCAATAGTCTGTCGCCGCCCGCCAAGGGCAGCCCCGGCATTTATCCGGCTTTTTCTTTGGTTTCTTTTTCATGGCTTTCCACCACGACAGTCGGTGTCATGTGCCGCAGTGCATATTCCAGCCCGGAAATATAGCACTGTTGCCGCTCTACGGTCTGCCGCAGTTCCTCCTGCTTCTTGTTGGCGGCTGCCAGTTCCTCCAGCAGCGATTCATAGGCCCAGCGCGGCAAAAAGCGGTCAATGAGCCATTTTCGAAATTTCTTCATCATGCACCTCTGCGCATCCAGATACGGTTGACAGCATAGCGGACGGCGTCAATGTGGTGGTTGTCTGCATCCACATACCCCGGCAGCACTGTGCCGTCACGGCCAACCTCGTACTCATATTCACTGAACTCCTTTGCCGTGTCGGGGCAGCGATGCGGGTCGATGACGATGGCTGCCAGCCCTTGTAGCCACTTCATGCTCTGGTTCACACTTCCCGGCCCTTTGACAGCCTCACGGCAGAGGATGCCAAAAGCGCGGTAGTCGGCGCAGGATTTCATCTCTGCGGAATCGGCGGTCACGCTCTCCCACGATTCAATACGCTGCTGCACCAGCTTTGCGGTTTCCTCGTTGGAGGTACGCAGCCGGGTCAGTTCGTCGAAGATATACAGCGTTTTGTGTGCCGCATCATAGTGGCAGCGGTTGAACGCCCACGGGTCGGGATACCAGCCCCAGTCAACACCGTTTTCAATGGTATCGAAGTTTCGGATAGTCTTTTGCGAGATAGGCTCAAGCCGCAGATTTTCAAATACCTGCGTACCGCTGCCGACGACCTCGCCCAGATATTCATGGCGGTATTTCGTCGGCTGCGTTTCCTTGATGTACTCCGCCTGTGCCAGAAACTTCGGGCCGAGCCATGCAGCAGGGGCTTGCAGGTAGGTCGAATGATGGACGCGCTTGCCCTTGCGTTCCTCGCGGGCGTAGCGGTTCGCCCAGTTGCGGCTGGCAGCCGGAGGGTTGAAGCTGATAAAAGTAAGGCCAAACTCACCGCCGCGCAGCGCAGACTGCTGCACATTGCGCACCGCATCTTCACCGCCCTTGATTTGGTCGGCTTCCTCAAACCACAGGATACCGATATACCCGAACGGCAGCTTGATGGATTTGATTTTCTGCGGATCATCCAGTCCACGGAACAAAATGCGCTGCCCGGTGGGTGTGTAGGTACACTGCAGCGGGCTTTGTGTGCATTTGAATTTCGTGGTAAGCCCCAGCTTGTCGATAGCCCACAGGATTTGCGCATACACGCTGTCACGCATTGTGTCACCGACCTGTCGGGTCACAAGCGCATGGCAATCCGGGTGCTTCAAAAGCTGCAGCACCAACTCCGTGCCGACATAGGAACTTTTCAAGCTGGCGCGTCCGCCCGCTTCAACCGCTTCGTCGATAACGCCCATGTCGATCAGCTTGTGCGTCTCATAGAAGGCGGGGCCGATGATTTCCGACAGCCGTATACGCTTTTTATTCGACGTCATCCACGATCACCACCTCATCGCTGCCGCCGCTCGACTGCATCTCACGGTACATCTTGATTGCTTCAATATCACCGTTGCGGGCTTTTTCGACCAATGCAGCATGGATGGCTGCATATTCCCCGGCAGCGTATTTTTCGACCATTGCATCCAGCATAAGGCCGAAGTCCTTTTTGCCCAGCCGTTTATACTGCGTTTGAAGAATTTTTAAATCCTCCGCAGGATTATACTCTTCCTGCTCGGCGGCCTGCCGGATTCCGGCAATCAACTCCCGGACACTGCCGCTTTTTGTTCGCATCGGCGGCTCCTTTCTCGATAAAAATAGGGCGTCGATTTCTCGACACCCAAAACAGCCCCAGAAACGGCGCTGTGCGCGGTTCTCTTATTCTGCGGGCAGTTTTGCCACCCGCCGCGTTTAAACGTTTTTGAACGGCGCTCTCGCGTGTTTAAACAGTGTTATGGCGTGGTGCAGAATTGCGGGCTATATTTTAGGGGCAGGCTTCGCCATTTCCGCCTTGATGCAAGCCGGAATCCTCTAAAATATGTCCGCTGTGTTCACGCTGCGGGGCGTACCAGCCGCAGCATTACTTGCAGTTTCCTGTCTGCCGTTTAAACGGTAACTAAGGGTTATGGTTTTATCCTCGCCGCCGACAGGCACGCGCACCGTGACGCGGCGGTCATGGCGGTTCACTTTTTCGAGCATATCCTTCAAGTGAGCCAGCGGCCCGCTGGTAAAGTCCAGTGTGCCGTCGGCCTGCATCTCGGCCTCGCTGGGCGGCAGCGGGCCGTCCCCGGCCAGCCAGAGGATGTTGGCTTCCTCATGGGCGCTCAACGCCTCCGGCGTGCCCTTGGTCGCCCCCAGCCAATGCAGTACACCGTCTTCATGGCGCACCGCATAATAGACGCGGTACACATCCGGCGTGCTGACGAAGATGTAGCTGGGGAACAGCGTGTAAAGCTGTTCCTGCCATTTGCCGCCGCGCCGGATCATCCGCCGCTCCTGCGGGCATCTGGCGTCCACGCCCTTGCCGCGCAGCTTCTGCGTGATTTCGGCTTCCATCCCGGTCATAACCTGCAGGGCGTACATACTCATGTGCCGCCCTCCTGCGCCTTGCGATCCAGATAGGCCGACACCTGTTTGTACAGATCGGGCCGTTCCTTCGCCATAGCGCTCCACAGGGCGCTTTTCAGATCGCCCGTGCCTGCCTCGATGTCAGACTTGTTTTGCAGTTCCACGCGCTTCTTGTAGGCGACGGCGCGGGTCAGACCGCTGATCTGATTCATAAGTTTATCGACGCTGACCGCGCTCCAATCCTCATCCTTTTTAGAGGTCAGCGCGGTCATAAGGTTTTGGCTGGCAACACGCACAAGCGCCTCGGTGGTGTCCAAATCGGGATACCGCTCCAATTCGTCCAGCATATTGCGGAAGTTGGCCTGTGCGATCTGCAAGGTTTGCAGATTCTCCACATACCCCTGCGCATAGCGGCAGACGCTGGAAACGGAAAGACTGTACCCCTGCTGCTCCAGATAGGTCACGATGTCGGAGTAGGTGGCACTGCCATCCATTATCATCTCTTCCACGGTGGCTTTCATCTCCGGGGGCAGGGTGTCGATCTTGCTGTGCTTGCGGTTGCCGCCCTTTTTGCCATTTAACGGCCAACTGCTCATATCACACCTCGATCATTTCGTCCTTGGTTTTGTGACACAGAACGCTGATTCCCTCGGCGGTGAGTTTGGCTTCCAGCAAATCCCAGCCGATGTCTGCAAAGTCGGGAACAAGGATTTTGTCCGCAATCGTGCGCAGCTGGATGTACTTTGCCATCGCCAGATAATTGATGCAGTCGAGGAAGTCATCTTGGCTGACGCCCCAAATCTGCGCCGCCTGCTGTACATCGGTCAAGCGGTTGTAGCTGTGCCGGATGATGTTGATGGCCTGCATGACCTTGCCGTTATTGTGCGGGAAGGCGTTGGCACGCAGCTGCTTCATCAGCATTTCTTTTTCATTCATCGGAGAGCCGTCCTTTCATCAAGAGATTCAATATCTGGTCGAGTTTCTTTTCAGTTTTCGCCTGCTCCCGGAAGTAGTCTTCCTTTGTCAGAAAGTTTCGCTGGATGGCCTTGATGTCGTTGTGGCATTCAGTCCAGTCCTGCTGGTGCTGGCTTCTGGTCGTGTAGGTGTGCTGAATTTCCGAAATTTGCTGTTTGCACTCGCCGACCTCTTTTTCAAGTTCGGCCTTAGTTGCCGCACTGTCAAGTTTCCGCTCGATTTTGTCAAGACTGCGTTTTACCATCCAGCCCAACGCCCCAATCAAGAACGTAAGCAGGATTCCGATCAGCCACCACGTTCCCGCATCAAACTCCATAATCCGTACCCCTAAACTAAAAAATCGTGAGTGTCACTGGTTTCTATAACCAATGATACTCACGATTCGCAAAATGGGCCAGATTAAGCATTTTAATATTTTACTTTACGTTCTGGCGGGAAAAAACTCATTTGCCCATCAAGGGGTCTTGCCCGGATTTCCCGGTGCTTTTCGTCCACGATGGCCCGCACCGTCACCGTTGTCAAGTTGTACTTCTTGGCAAGGGCTTTCAGATTGTCGCCGTTGTATTCTTCCACGATGCGCTGATTGCGGACGATCCGCTCAAAACTGTCGCGCTTCGGTATGTAGATTGTCTCGGCAGCGTACACGTCGATCAGCTTCAAATAGTTCTCAAATCCGATGAGGTCGGCCACCTCCCGCTGGGCGGGGGAAAGATCGTCGGGGTGGATTTCCCACTCATCCATCGGCATCACCCCGGCTCTTCTGCGCAGTCTTGACGTAGCCCTTCAAAACCTCGACCAGCTTGTTGCCGTCCTTGTAGCTGATCCACGCGAAGGGGTCTTTCGGGAAGGCATCCATGCCCAGTTCCTTCTTGATGATGGCGCACAGCCTGTCACCGAGCGGGGCCTTGCTGGGGCTGGCATCCTGCAGCCGATACATGAGCGCCCAGACCTTGCGCCGCTGCCCCTCGCTGGTGTGGCCCGGTGCGGTCTTGCGGAGCGGCTTTCCGCTTTTGCGGGGCGAGGGCGTTCCTTGCCGCCCCTCCAACTCGCCGATGACCTTGCAGGCTTCGCCGTAGGTCAAGGCTTTAATGCTCTTTTTCCCGGTCATGCCCTCGACCAACTCATGCAGCAAGTCGTCTTCCTCGTTCCGCTTCACCATGCCCAGAGCGCCGCCGATAGCGTAAATTTTTCGGATTTGATAAGCGTTGCATCCGCTCCCGGCCATAAGTAGCCTCCCTTCCCGGCGTCAGCCGCCGTTCTTAAAATGTTTAACGATGCACTTCACGCCTGCGCACAGCAGCGATGCCGCCACCGTTACGATGATGGCGCTCCCGGTAGCACCCAGAACCACAGCACAGAGCCAGATGCCCGTGTTCAGTCCGCCTGCGATAGAAGTCATCATGCGTCGGCCTCCTTGCTGCTCACATCATAGTAAAACTCATCCACCGTGCGGATGTAAGCGCCTACCTGCTGCAAAATATCACCGGGCTGGCGCTTCAGAGCCTCACGGTCAAGCGTTTCAGTGGTTTTGATAAGTTCGGCGTGCCCCAGCACCTTCAGCGTGGCGATGGCCTCGGCCACGCGGCTGCTGGCAAGCATCAGCTTGCTGCTGACACGGTAGCCGACAGTGCCGAAGTTCAGAGCGCGGCTCTTGCCGTCCAGTTCGGCCCGATGCAGATCAACGTATGCCTTGACCTCGCTTTCCAGCGCCTTGACCCGGTTCTGCAGCGGCAAAGCCCCCTGTGCGTAGTCGGCCTTGATGCTGTCGATCTGGCGGTCACGCTGGACAGCCATTTCCGCCAGCGTGTGCTGGCACTCCCGGATGTCCCGCAGGGCGTTGTCCACTGCGCCCCAGTCGGCCAGTGCCGGAACGCTGGTTACTTTCTTTCTTGCCATAGATATGTACTCCTTTGCTTTATTGCGGCGTGACAAGGCGGATGTCGGCATTATTGGCTTCAAAATGCTTGACAAGCGCCTGCCAGTTCGTCCAGTGTGTCTGATAGGCCGTGAAGGTTTTCTCGCGGAACTTTTTAAGCAGTCCCCGGTCTTTCTTCGGCATCTTGTTATAGGCGGCAATCTGCTTGCGGGACATCAAGGAAGTTTCCTTTTGAGGGATAAACCTCCGACGCTCCTCGCAATCTTGCACAAACCATGAGCCGCGTATTTCGCCATTGACATACACCGCTATTCCATTGCGGAACATGCTGATGCACTCATTGACAAGGGTGACGCTGTACCCATCGCACAGTAAATCGACTCGTCCGAGTGGAGCACGCAGTCTACTCTTTGCCTTTTCCCAATCTTCTTTTTTCACAAAAACGCTCCTTCCTCTCTCTGCATTTGCCGGGGCTTGAGACCCGCGCCCATCCGGGCGGCTGCATTAAGGCGCGGGCGTCTGCCCGCAGGGGTGTTGTTAAACTAAGCACCTTTTTTCTTGCTTTTCGGGGGCCGCACGCGCGGCGGGCGGGTGTAGGCCATACTTTCAAGGGCTTCTTCATAGCCCCGGTCATAGCCCTCCCAGTAAAGGGGCGGCAGTTCGTCGGGGTCGTCAAATTCCTCGGCGGGCTGGTTCAGCACCGCTTCCTCGCGGCGGGCATCGTCCATAAGGCTGCGCGATGTGATGTAAAGGCACAGCCCCCACGCGCCCAGCAGCAGGATCATGTAGCCGAGGCTGGCGTTCACGGCCAACGCTCCGACGAAGATGCCCACCAGCGAGCCGCACATGATGCCGCCCACGGTAAAATATCCGCACTTCAAATTCATCTAAAAAACTCCTTTCCTCAAACTGCCCCCAGCATACCAATGCCCATGTGGGCGGCCATGCGGTACAGATTTTCATAGCTGACATCGTTGGCGCTGGCCGCGTTGGTGTACAGGTTCATTGCGCCGCGAATGCCCCACGGACTGCGGCAGACGCTCAGCAGGAAGTCCATTTCCTTGCGGGCGTCCTGCTCGGCCAGCACCGGGAACAGCTTCCGCACGTCATCTTCCTTGACCTTGCGGGTGGTGTACTCGCGCTGCATACGGATGCGGCTGAACAGCTGCGCAAACTGCGCTTGCTGGCGGCCCTGCAGGCGGCTGTACACTTCGCTGTTGCCGATGAGCACCACGCCGACACCGTGCTCCCCGGTCATGGGGTTGTCGTCCGTCAGGGAGCGGATTTCTTCCAGCGCCGCATATTTGAGGTGCTGGGCTTCGTCAATAACGATGACCCAGTTTGTGCCGTCAAGGCGGGAACGCAGTGCCATCATCTGATCCATCTTATTGCGGCACTCCGGCACGCGCAGGGCGCGGGCCAGCAGCTTGATAGAGCCGTTCAGTGTGCCCGTGCTGGGTGTGATGCTGATGCCCACCGCGTTCGTGGGATGGTCGCGCAGGAACTTCTGTGCGCCCTTGCTCTTGCCGACGCCCGCATCACCGTGCAGCACGACCATGCAATGCTCCAGCTGGGCAAAGCGGATGCTCTGGCAGACATCCTCGCTGATGCTGGTCGGCACATACGCCGCGCGGGGCAGCAGGCTGGCGGTCTTCTCGGCGGCGGCCTCGGCCTCTTCATCCAGCTTGAAGAACTCGCTCAGCTGCCGCTCGACGGCTTCCACCGAGCCTTTATACTTCTGATTGAGGTAGCTGCTCAGTGCCGCGCTGGAAAGATTCACTTTAGCAGCAAACTGATTTTGACTGATGCTGTGCGTCTCCATGTAACGCTGCGTGCGCTGGATCAGCGCGGGGTTATAGGTCTTTTCCATCTTCAATTCCTCCTCGTTGTCTGATGATGTTCTCATTCATCCTGCCGATGTCAATGTCACCGACAGCTTTAAGCAGGGGTTCTTCGCGGGCAGATTGCTGCAGCTGTATCAACTTCGGGCTGGGGAAGGTGTCCAGTGCATCCAGATTGCGCTGTGCCAGCGCCGTTGCAAGGGTAAGGGCGCGGTCTGGATCATCCGGCAGCCGGAGGGCTGCGCCATATTCCCGCACGGCTTTTTCGGCGCGGCGCTTGGCGGCCATAAGGTCGGCGATCTGTTCTTGATTTTCCAGATACCCGGCTGTCAGCTTGTTCTGCGGTGCTACACACAAGAAGCGGTCTTCCATATCGTAGACGCGCACGCTGGACAGATCTTCCGGGTCGTACCGAACATAAACTTTCTCCTTCATGCGCATATTTACCAGTTCCGGGGTGTAAAAATCCAACTCCAAGCCGTGCAGCTTCAAGGTCACGCCGCGCCGTCCGACGCGGACGGGCTTGCTGGTGCGCAGCAGCATCAGCTGCAGATCGTCGTCACTGGCGGGGCGGCGGGCCACGCCGTTGCGCAGGCTCTCGTGCCAGACCTGTATGCGGCTCTTGCCTTTATCCTCGGCCACACTGCCGCCGTAGTCGTCGCAGTTCATGTAGCCTTCTATCAAGGTGTCGACAGCGGCGATGACTTCGGCATCGGTGGGGATGTGCTCCCCGCGCTTCAAAACGGCCTTTAGGCGGTTCGGCTTCTCGACCACATTGCCGCCTGTGTAGGTCGGGAACAGTCGGGAAATATAGTTTTTAACATCCTCAAACCGACGTTCGACCAGCTTGGCGCGGGCATTGCGCACAATAGCGTTTGTCATTTCAATGCCCAGCCGCTCAAAAACACCGGGCGGCGCAAACGGCTCGCTGCCGTCGGCCAGCCGCTTTTTGGCGCGGTGACCGCGTCCGCCGATGTCGTAGGTCAAGAACTCTCGGCCATTGTCAACATAGGCGCGGCTTGGAATGCCAAACTTCGAGATACCCTTGCGCAGCGCGTTCAGCGTTGCTTGGCTTCCGGGGCTGTCTGTAACATACCAGCCTGTAAAGATACCGCTGCGGGCATCCAGCCACGCGCTCAGATACAGTCGGTGCAGTGTGCCGTCCGGCCCCATGCTCTCCACGTCAAGGGTGTGGGTATCGCCTACCCAGAAGTCGTTGGCATTGATACTCTCATATTCGCGGCGTATGTAGGGGCTGCACAGGTCATAGTATTTTTTCTCGCCCATGCGGCACAAAACCATGACCGGGTAAGGCACAGCCTTTGCTTTGCGGTAGAAAGTATGATACCCCGGCAGGGGCATCGCTTCGGGCATATTCTGCTGTGCCCACTCTTCCGTCAGCGCAATGCAGCGGGGCACTGGAAGCTGACTTTCATCAAGAAAAAGTGACAGAAAAACTCTCTCAATAGCCTCCGGCATCTTGCTCATGCCCTTGCGGGCCTTGCCGCGCATATCCACCAGTGCGCCATAGTCGCCCTCGCGGATGGCCGCCCACTTCCTGTAAAGCGTCTCTACGCTGATTTGACGGTCTGGCTCTTCCATCCGGCACAGCAGCACAAATTTTTCGTCGCACTCGGCTTTCTTTGTCCCGGCCTTGTTGCGGTAGGTCTGCCAACGGTCAACGGTTGTTATCCAGTACCCAATTTCACCGCGTTCCTCGGCAGTGTAGGCTTCCAGCGGTTTGCAGGCGGCGGGCTTGTCAGCCTTTTTCGCCTTGGCCGGGGCCGCCGCAGGCAGCGCGGCTGGCGCGTGCTCCGCAAAGTATTTCTGTTGCGCCGCATCGGGCAGACTGGAAAGTGGGAACAGGTACTCCGGCCTGTTCTGGGCGTTCATGTGGATTTGATAGGAAAGCGCACCAGATTGCGCCATTCTGCGGACATGTCGCATAGACACGCCCATCAAGCCACTGGCTTCCGATGCTTTCAATAACGCTTCCAAAAAATCACCTCTTTCTGACCTGCCATCATCAGACTGTGTAGGTCATCTCACAGTGACGCCCCGCAGGGGCGTTTCGGCAATAGGGTGTTCATTTTTCTGTATTTGTGTTATAATCGCCGCAAAAGGTGGTGAATCTTTATGTTTGACCCGGATATTCACATCCCGGACATTGCCCGTGGTGCTGCCATCCCTCCCGCCATGCAGCTTGAATTTAAAAGACAGGAGCAGGAAAAGCGCCGTTACCGCATTGCGCTGGTGCAGTCATGGCTGGCTTTAGGCGTCTCGATAGCCAGCCTTATCGTCGCAATCATCGCGTTAATGCGATAACCGATACCATGAGTGACACGCTGGCAATCGTCAGCGAAAGCCACCACGGTGCTTTGGGCAGAGCAGGCAGTTGAAACAGCCTGCTCTTTTTCTTTGGTTTCATAATCGCTTCACCACCTTTCGCCGCAATCGTCAGCACTGAACTGGCCCCCGGTGCTGTAATTCCACTGCAACTCGATACCCCGACCCGGCACATCGTACAGCGCGGGGCCATGTGCGCAGCACTTCCAGCCATCCTTCGGCCTGTGTACCCATGCCAGATCGCGCTCGGCATCATACCGATCCACCTTGTAAATGCCTCCGGCGTTGGGGTAAGTTTCCCCAACAATCGGCTTGTCCGGCAGCCTGCGGATGCGCTGGCTGCCTGCATCAATGTTCGTCATCGTCAAATTGCACCTCGCTTAAATGCTGTTTATACGGTCTTTTACCGCTCCTTAAAATTAGGACAGCGGTAAAATCCTCGCGCCACGCCCTTGGCCCACTCCACCAGCGGATGGCATCTTCCAGTGTGGTGTACTCCGGGCCGTAGGCTTCCTGTATGGCTTCTATAATTTTCATACCGCTCTCCTTGGCCTGCCATCGTCAGTACCGGGCGGCCACTCCCGGCAGACAGCCCCGAAGGGCTGTTTCGGCTGTTCAAATTAGGGAACTTATGTTAAAATATCTGTAAAGGGGGATTAAAAATGGATCACATAACACATGATGAATTTGCTGGCCGCTTAGAAAAAATTATGGAACCTCTTATCAGTCGTCCATCTTTCAAGGCAAAGATTGCCTTTTTTCACGGGAATGTGTCGAGCTATAATCCCTATGGCACAGACAGGCTTCATGGTGCAAAAGCATACATTCGGGCACTTTCAAAAGTGCTTGCCAACCCCGACAAGATTGATGCTCTAAACAATAAAACGCCTTCGATTGATTTGGTATGTACACTCTTGTATCTCGAAAGCATATACAATGCGCTTAATAATGGCCGTCCGCACATGGCACTTAAAAATCCCGCCGAGGATTCTCAGTTTCTTCTATATGCCTTTGATGACGTTTGGGCCTATGTCCGCGCCCGTCTATAGAGTATGTGAGGAAGGGATTCTTTCCATCATCATCCAACGGTCTTTTTCTCACTGCCGGATTTTCGTGCAGTTCCTTTTCATGGTAAATCTCAAGATTGAATCTTTTTACAATCACCGCCGCCCGGAAATTGATGTTGTGGGCTGCGATTGCAGCATCTTCCCAGTTTTCCAGTAAAATGGCAGCTATCTGCACATTGCTGGAGCCCGGGACTTTTTTGTGGGTATCGGCAAACGCTTTCTGGATCGTGTTCCTGTCAAAGTGGGCAACTCCCATAAGGTATTTAATTGCTCTTTTGCGTGTCATTCTGCATTTCCTTTCTGGCCTGCCATCATCAGTACCGGGCGGCCACTCCCGGCAGACAGCCCCGGAGGGCTGTTTCGGCTGATTATATGGATTATTGTTGGAACAAGTCATCCTTGTTCATGTCAGGAAAGAACCGTTTTTGGATTGTCTGAACCTCCGGCCATGTAAAAGGACTCTTGCCCGCCAACTTATTATTAAAAGATTTCGGGGTAACACCGATGGCAGCGGATATAGCCGCTTTCTTAATCCCTCGCTCTGTGATTTTGGCTTCTAAGAAGCTGTACTTCATGTCATGCACCTCCAAAGTTCCGAATTTGGAATCTTTTACTATAATATAATCCCTTATACGGAATTTGTCAACCTTTTTATCGGTATTTTAGTTCCGTATTTGGCACTTTTTTGTTGACGCTGGAATCGCAAACCGCTATACTGTTAATAATGAAAGGGGATTCAATATGGAATTAGGTGCTATTATTTCTCAAAAACGGAAACAGGCAGGACTTACCATAGATGAACTTGCGGAGCGCTCTGGCGTTCCCAAAGGCACATTGAATAAGATAATCAATGGCTACACACGCGATCCGCAAATTGAAACAGTAAAATCTATTGCACGCGCATTGGATTGCACGCTGGAAGATTTTGACGATTCACCCCGCGTGCGTACCTTGTCAACAGATGAATATGATTTAATTCAGCAGTATCGACTGTTAGATTCAGCAGGTCAAGAAGTAGTCCGATTTCTATTGACAAAGGAATTAGAGCGCCTGCAAAATCTTGGCGTGATTCCAACACCATGAGCAACCGTATCACAAGACGGAGAGGAATGTCTCGCATTTGTTGGGAAATAACGCTATGCGTTATACATGGTGTTCAAACATTATTTTTTAGTCGGACATCGTAGCAATTTCCGTTTTTAGATAATTTTCTTCTTTTGACGTTGTATCGTAATAGGACAGCAGATTTCAGTCGGACGCAAAATGTCCGACTGAAATTATAAGAGGCGGCAGCCAAACTTATGCAGTGTGCATAGGTCTGGCCGCCGCCGTTTAAATTGTTTTAACGCCTGTTAAAACACGATACTCCGATATTTAAGCGTTTATATAAAGGACTTTTTAAACGCCGTTTAAACGCTTTTCAAACGCCCCGCGCCCGCCGCACCATCCCGCCGCCGATCCGCCGTTTTAACCCCCAAAAAGGGCAAAAAAATTTTGCAAGCCCGCATCCCGCCAACTTGCAAAATTTCGCGTTCAATTCCGTTTAACCCTCATTAAAAACCGCGCTCTCGCGTCCTTTCCCGCCTTTTTCCACCTTTTTGCGCTCAATCCTCCCACCCCGTCCGCATTTCTCACTCTTCAAGAAAACTCACACCAAGGTATAAATCAGGTCGTAGTGGTTCCCGCCTTCTGCTCGCAAAAATGTCGCTTGGTTGATTTCCTGTAAGGGATAATCCCCCAAGGCATCATACTGCACAGCAGCCGCGCAGTAATATTCTGACGGTGCGACTGTCACTGTTTCCGTGTAGTTGTTCAACCCATTCAGAACAATAACTGTTGATTCTGTATCAGATGGGCCATTGCCAAGTGTGACAATCACAGTGCGGTTCTGCAATTTTTGAGGCAAATCCTTAACCGTCACCGTTACAGTAGCAGCATCTTCTGCATAGACTTTTGTTGCTACACAAAGTAAAAGTGCAAAAAGTAATGCGAGAAATTTTCTCATAAAAAGCACCTCTCAGAATCCTGCATAGCGGAAATAATAGCACGGTCTGCTCTCCATCCATGTGTTGGACATATTCACTGCAACGCCATAGCCATAGCAGCACTCGATCCACGCGCCGCTGCCAAGCGCCATCTGAACGTGCCCCTGCTCGCCGCCAGAGGCATATACCACGCGCAAATCTCCCGGCTGGACTTCAGACGGGGAAATACTGACTAGGTCTGCTGCATTCCGATAGGCGGCTGTGCTGCCTGCGAAAAAAGGCAGGTTCTGCGCCCAATAGCAATATTGGACAAAGCTCGAACAATCCAGATTGATGCCCACGCTTGGATTGCCCGGCCCGCCGCGCAGCGAAGATGGCTGGGCATAGACAAACTTTCCTTGGCAGCTCAGGGCAAAGGCGACCACCTGACCGCGTGCAGTGGTGGCGTCAATATTCAGGCTGGTAAATAACTGCCGCAGTTCTTCCTCGGTCATGCCACTGCCGGTGACGCGGCATTTTATGCCGTCCACAATGCCATACAGTTCTTCCCAGTCCATGCGATACAGAAGCGATGCCCATTCCACATTTCCGTAAGCATCTTCGCCATCTTTATACCAGCCTTGAAATCCGTTTGCGCCACTGGGTAGCGTGATCGTTTTTGTATATCGGGCGGATACCGCATTACCGGCATACTCGTTGTCGTACTGATCCTGCTTGATGATTGTCCGGGTCAAAGTTCCCGCATCGCAGCTTTCAGCCAGCGCTTCCAGATTTCCGGTTCCACCGTCCGCACCGTTTGGGGCCTGCGTTTCCGGGTCTGTGTAGCGGTCATAGCCTGTCAGATAAATCGTGCAGTTGAGATCGTAGTGACCGTACTGCCCATCGTTCAACTCTCCGGGGCACCAAGGTATGGCCGTTGCATTGGAGAAAGTAACCTCGTAATCATCGGAAATTGCATCCTCGCCCTCACCGGTCACAACAGTAAAAGTAACCGTCAACTCGTCAGGGGCATAAAACCAGTCGTTCAGTTCACCCTTGTACAAGTTAGCACTTTCATCCAGCACAATATTACCAGTGCAGTCCACTGCATTGATTTTTCCATCAATAACAGCGTGGTATTCTTCCGGTAAATCGGAAAGTTCAGAACCCGTTGCACCATCCGGGAAAATGATAGGAAAAAGGACGGTCACATCATGTGTGCCGTCCTCTTTCCATACAGTATAGCTTTCGTTCTCCGCATGACCTTCATTCCAGTGCCACTCTGCGGCGGCATCATACTGCCCGCAGGCATCATTGCCCTCACTGCAAGTATGGGTTTCAAGGCGGTAATCCTTAACGGAAACCACTTCACCCTCACTGCGGTAGCCATTTACACAGCCGCCGTAGGTCATGCAGGAATACGGTGCGGACTCCCGCGCCGTCACATCCAGACCATACGCTGCCAAGGCTCGGCAGAATTTAGTAAAAGGCACATTGTCGCTAAAAGCAGACACAAGCTCCGAACGCGGCCAATCCTGCTGGTAATATACCGCTGCCAGAGAGATGATCTCTGCCGTGTCATTGTAGATGCCATTGGCATAGTTCCAAGTGACACCATGCTGCAAATTATTGCTGCGCTGCCCGGTGAGGGAATCGTACCCATAGGGACTGCCATTGGGGTCAACATCATTTTGGAATGCCTGATAGATGCCCTCGGTAACCGCTGCATTGCGGTAATCGTTGATTTCCTGCACAAGCATCTGAACATCCTCAATGCGATTCGCGCCAAACACAGAGGTAGACGTTGTGCCACTCATCTGTCCCAACAGGCTTACAATAATCAGAAACAGTAAAATAACCGCACCAATCAGGATCACTTTTCCCATAGCAATCAGATTTCGCAGCGGGTGCAGGACCACGTTGGTTATCTTTTTCAGAATGTTCCCGGTATTGGTAGCAGCCTCTTTGACCTTTCCCGGAACACTGCCGGTGAAATCATCCGCTGAAACCTGAAATGAAGATAGGTACTGCTCTGTACTGCGTAGGGTCGCACCACCGATTTTTACAACAGATTTTCCACCTTGCAGGCGCAGTACCTGTCCACTGGCTTTCAACGCATCCTTGGCATCAATGGTTTCGTCCTTCAGGTCTTTCAGGATATTGCCGGTCTGCTTGCCGATTACAAAAGCGCTATCTGCCGCTGCGGCCATGATATTGCCCTCCACAACAGTCTGCGCTACTGCCATGTGCAGCCCTGCATTTTGAACGGCATCCGTATCGAAGTCATCGTGATAATTCAAAGCGCCGGCACCAGCTTGCAGCGGGCTTTCTATGGCATCTACGACCCTGTATGCAGGAGCTTTATAGTGACCGTTTTTGTGCTGGCTGCGCAGCAAATCATAATAGGCGCTGGCACGGCTGGAGCGCGGTGTATTTGTGCCGGTGATAGTATTCTTATTACCTCCAGCAGAATCATGCAGGATTCCGGATGCGTCACCGGCACTGACATCATCGGACATTCCTGTATCAGATAGCGCGTCTGGTTCCGAGTCCAGACGACTGGACTGGTCTTTATTTGGCCTCATTTTTGCATCAAGCAGAAGGTCTTTTCCCGTATGCGGCATACCGAATTGAGTCTGAATGTTCGCTACAATATCCTCTTCTGTTCGAAAGAGTTTCTTCTGCTTATTCGTTTGCGTGAATAGTTCTGACATTTCATAACCCCTACAATCCCGGCTTATTTCTTGCGGTTAGGATTCGTATCCATTAGACGGAACAACTCAGTGTCCTGCGGGAAAGTATTGTTGAAAGGCACCACCACTTTATCCGCAATCAGCAGCCCACTGCCAACCTCTGCATTTTCAATATACCGCTTTTCTTCGTCAGAGATATGCAGCAGCCGTGCAATGTCGCTTGCATCGTCTGGGGCCTGATTCAACAGCTTGATATAGCCACAGTCGGACAGCATACGGCGGGCATCCTCGTTGTTCAGCACAGAGCGAACGTGTTGGGTAATGGAAGTCAGGATTGCGCCCCACTTGCGGGCACGGCTGGAAAGCTCGAAGTAGTAGTTCGTGCAGGCGCTGTTGCCCAGCAGGAGCTGGAACTCATCGGTGAAAATCCAAGTGCGGCGTCCCAGCACGCGGTTTCGGGTGATGCGGTTCCAAATCTGGTCCAGTACCGTCATCATGCCGATGGACTGCATACTCTTGCCCAGTTTCACGGTATTAAAACAGATGCAGTGGTTCTGCAAATCCACGTTTGTCTGGTGGGCAAACAGGTCCATTGTGCCATCCACATACATACTCAACGCCATCGTAAGCGCTTTTGCCTGCGGGCCCTGCAAAGACAAATTATTGTAAAAATCATGCAGCGAGGGCATCTGCTCACGCTCCGGATGCAGCAAATATTTCTGGTAGGTAATCAGCGCTGCGCGGTCCACAAGACTGCACTCTTGGGCGCTCAGCTCTTTGCTGTTCAAAACCAGTTGGCAGAAATCCCGCAGGAACTGGCTTTTCAGCTGGATAGGATTACCTTCATCGCCGTAATCTTCCGAAATATCCATCGGATTGATATGAGATTTGCTCGATGCCGAGATTTCAATCACTTCACCGCCAAAAGCCTCGACCAGCCGCGCATATTCATTTTCCGGGTCGATGATGACCAGATCGTCCTCTGGCCAGCGCAGCATGATACCTGCCATCATCTGCATAACAGCAAAGGATTTGCCGAAGCCGGTCATGCCCAGCACCATACCAGCCGGGGCAGGCAGCAGTTTTCGGTTGACCATAATCAGGTTTTTACTGCGGGCGTTGGTGCCCTCATACAGCCCACCGGGTTGGAACAGTTCCTGCGTGGTAAACGGCACATAAATGGCGGTATTCACCGTCAAGAGCGTGCGCTCCAGCGCCAGCCATTTCTTTCCAAGTGGTAAAACGCTGTTCATGGCAGCGCACTGTTCAAATGGGATAGCGCTGAACCGGCATGTCTGCTGCTGCACAGTATTGCAGATTTGCTGCACACGCTCGTCCAGTTCGGCATTGTTGCGGCCATAGGTGTGGATCAGGATGCAGACCTTGAAAATCTTTTGGTTATAATTGTGCAGGTTATCCAGCAGCTCCTCGGCATCCTCGATCTGGTTGGTCAGCTCATATCGCACACCCATGTAGGCGGGCAGGTTCATGCGCACAGCATTGACCATGCTATCGCCCTTTTCTTTCTGCATATAAGCCAACTGTTTTTGAACCTGTTCAACGGCTTCGCGCTGCTCGACGGCATCTACATGAATGGAAATTGCATTATCAAAGTCTAAGTCACTGAGCAGTGAAAGCAGGTTATCTTTCATCTGCGGGGCAATATCCCGCAGATACAGCACCTTGCCATAATACTCGCCAAACTGGTAGCGGTCATTGTACACAGCGCGGGAATCATCATGCTCCGGCTTCCAGTTGTAACCACTGGGCGCAATAAAATCCTTTGTCGTAAGGGAATCTTCTGCCAGCAGCCAATCATAAGAAAATCCCATAACCTCTTCCGGGCGGGTAATACCATGCAGCAGGTTCAGGCGCTCGATACCGGAGAGCCTGCGTACAGTGCTGCCCATGCGCTTGAACAGGTTTTGGATGTCCTCAGCGCGTTTGAGGAGTCGAACCTGCGCTTTTCGGTAATCATCCTCATGCAAACTAATGGTAATGTACTTTTCCCGAATCAGTCCATTTTGCCCTTGCAGTGCTTTTTCCGATATAACGCGGTTCATTTCCTCGCTATACCGGTCACGGTTGTCACCACGCAGCGGCAGAAACGTATCGCGGCGGAACTCCGCTTCATCCACGCGCCGGGTCACAAGACTGATTTGCAGATGCGTGTCTGGGTCAAAATAGTTCAGGAATTCACTGTATTGGGTAAAAAGACTTTTCTGCTCTTCCTGCCGCGCCAGCTGAAAATTGACATCCGTGAATGCCATTGTCATGGAGAAAAGCCCCGGTTCCACCTCACAGATGCCGCTTTCGTACATACGCTCATATTGCAGACAGTCCGCAGCCTTCTCAGGCGCACGGCACTTCTTAATGCTGCGGGCGCTCTGCGCGGCATTCATTTCGGATTGTTTTGCGGATCTGCGCAGCTGCTTTGACCGCTGCTTTTCTTCCTTTGCGCGCTGCTTTTTCGTCTCGGCGGCAATAGGTTTCACATTCGGAATTTCTGCGAGTTCTTTTCTTTTGAACATTTCGACTCTCCTTATAGGGGCGGATCGGCACCGCTGCATTTTCGCTGTGCCATGCCCAGTAAATTTTCACGAGCTTTTCAAACGGATATCCGTCACGATGGATAAAGCCCAGCCCCAGAAAAGGCAGCACCTCCACCATGACGATATAAGAAACGACCTGCATATCTTCATCGTCTCGCACCTCGAAAGGGTGATTGACGAAAGGATGCAGTTCAGAAAGCGGTACTTCCGTTACTAGGTCGCCGCTTTCTCGTTGGCGGTCAGCTTCTGAGGAAAACATATCAGCGATCGCGGGCATCTTCATCGCGTTCATAAACTTGTTCTTCGTGGCCATGACCTAATACCTCCTGCGTAAAATCAACGTATGCTCTTGCGCTGCTGCTTTTGGGTTCGTACAGGATAGTGGGTGCTGCAAACGCCTGACTTTCCTGCACTT